GCTTTGATAGCTAATAACGCTTTATCGAATCTGTCTTTTGTAATAGGCATTTTAGAACCGCCAGACTTAGTTCTTGAAGGGTTGTCGATATCATCTTCATCAGTATTGATGTGGAAGTACTTAAGTAAGAAGTATCTCTCTGCGTATGTCAACGCACTACCAAGACCTTTTTCCCAATCGTTCTGACCATTAGCACCAAAGAAGTTCTCGTCTTTCTCTCCGCTCTCTGAATCAATCCAAGTGAATTTCATCATAACTTTAGAAAGAATCTCTGACTTAACCTTACCATCTTTTAAATGGTAGTCTTGTCTTGTGTTCTCGATGTCTATTACCTCTTGCTTAAGAAGTATACCATACTGATTCATAAGTGGCTTTACGTACTCAAGAACCTTACTACCTGATACGTATTGGTATCCAAAGCTCTTGCTGTCTTTACCTAAACCGATAACCTCTTGCTGTATCTTTAGTAGTTTTTGATACAGAGTTAATGATTGTGAATCATTTGTTGCGACTTGTTTTGCCATAATTTAATTTGATTTTACATTTTATTAGCACCCTCTTTCTTATTACTATGCACTGACGTGTTTCATAGTTCCTGCCTACATAGCTTCGTTCATAATAAGAGTAGGGTCACATAGTTAATAATGGGATTTCAATAGCTTATCCGTACCATCCGCTATAAGGATATTACAGTATGAACCAGGTTTAATACGCTGACCCCGTTCCTTTTCCCCCACATTACCTTTAATTTTGTATTAACTACTTGCTGAGAACTCATTTGTGTTGTGTAGAACCAATATTCTACCCTTATTTTTGACGGTATGCAGGGTCTCAACCTGTACAACACATCTACCATTACTGATAGTATCTTTATGTAAAACTTACCCACCTATTAGAAGACAACCCAGTTGCCTAATTAGGTATTTACAAAGGTATTCAATGTTTAACCTATTACCAACCTGTGTCTTTCGGAGTTACTGGTTTGCCGACCTTACTACTAACCCTTTTTCAATGATGTCGAGCCTAACAGTGAGCATTGGTATTATTGTTCAAATTTAAGTATAATAATCTTTAAAAGCAAATTAATCTTCTAATAATTTAGGGTATCTAAGTAATATATCCTCACATCGTTTAGTATACTCTTTCATAACCTTAACAGCTTTCTCAACAGTCTTATAGCTAGACCTCTTGCTTTCTGATGTGCTTCTATATCTGTTAAGAAGTTTGTTGTATGAATTGTAACTAAACAACGATGCTGCTTGAAATATTCCTTTGCTAAGTAATATGTCTAATTCAACTTGTTTTAACTCTTTATACACTGATGACCTAGTACTATATACTCTATATTCGAATCCGTTATCCAAGATTTCCTTTTCAAACTTAAATCCCTTATAGAATATACATAGGTAATTTCCGAATTTATGCTCAGGCATCTTATACCATAAAGCATTTTTGTATATCTCTTCTTGTTTACTCATTTAAAAAAGTCTTTTAATTTGTTTAATATCCATAGATAAAACGCTTTCTAATGCATTATCTACCTCGTTTCTAGTGTCTAATATCTTAAACAATAGGTTAGCTTTACTACTTGTTAATCTTCTACCTCGTGAGAATGACCTCACTCTACTAAAAGTATCTTGAAAATCAATGTGTTCTTGTGGGGTAGTCAATGGTTCGCATTGATCGTTTACCCATCTTCCGTTAATTACTTTCATTTTTATTAAATGTTTCGTTGTAGTATTGTTCAGCTTCTTGACTTTTATTATTTTTAAAATCAAATTTTATTGGGTAAATAAAACCTATATTATAAGAATCAATAATCTGTTGCTTTTCCATTTCTTTGGCTTGTTGAAATTCTTCAAGACTTATTCTACCTTGTTTATCATACATAACTTGATATAAATACTCTACTGCTGTCATATCTTATTTGTTTAAGAAATTATTAATTTTTAAAAACAACCAACCTGTTAAATAAGCTTCAGGTTCGTCATTATATCTATCTAATTCCATTGCGCAATCTTGATATATATAATTCTTTAAGTGCACTATTTCGTGCGCTATTATAGTTCCTTCAGTGTACTCAAAAGCTATAATATACTCACCAAAATTATTAGGTTCTCTCATTGTAATTGCCCCATAGTTAGATAGAGACTTTGTCTTATATTTTTTTTCAATATAAGACAAGTCATTATCTAATATGATAGTTAACTTACAACAATATATTGGTATATCTATTGTGATCTTTCTCATATCTTATTTGTTTTTAAATTTATTCATCTGTCTTAACTCTAATGCAACTAACCATATAGGCAGGGCAATGATAATGCTACAAAGTAATTCTACCATATCTTATTTGTTTTTAAATGTTTACACCGCATTTTTTGCAATAAGTAGTTAAGTCAAATGAGTCACCCGTTCTTATGAATTGATGTTGACAATCCGATTTTTTAAATTGTTCAAACCAGTCATCAAACCCTTGTTCTGTATTAGTACCTTTAGCGTTCCACCAATGATAAAAGAAATCTAAAGATATTTTTCTTACTTCTTCCTCACCATATCTTAGTGCAACTTCTAAGTCTTCAATCATTTTAATAGCTTTAGTACTACTTTCTCTTACAATGTCAAGCCTATTTTTTAAGTCTTGAATTTCTTGCTGGTCTTGTTCTTGTTGCCATTTAGCACCAAATCTTGCAACTTGTAATAAGTGATGTAAATTATAACTTGTTAGTATTGGGTATTTTTCTTTAAAAAGTTTAAACGCTTCTTCAAGTGTTTCTTGTCTCATATCTTATTTGTTTTTAAATTTATCATTAAGTTCTACTACAACATATACAGTAGAGAACACAAGTATCATTAATAAAAATGGTGTTTGCATATCTTATTTGTTTTTAAATTCTTTTAAAATTTCGTTTAATATATCTGCTATAAACCATAATGGTAATGCTATTAATATAATTTCTATCCATATTTCCATATCTTATTTGTATTTAAGTTGTTCAAATAATTTAGTACTATAATCGTAAATAATTGTTGGAACAACATCTTTTATAAAACCAATAGAATTTATTGATTTATTGTTGCTTAATGATGTATTTCTCATATCTTATTTGTTTTTAAATTGTTCAATCATATTAATCAGATTATTACTACTTTCTCTTATAATGTCAAGCCTATTTTTTAAATCTTGAATTTCTTGTTTGTCTTGTTCTTGTTGCCATTTAGCACCTTCAATAAAACCTACTTTAGATAATGAATATGCAGAATATCTTTCAGCAGCTTCTTCAAGTGTTTCTTGTTTTAAACTTCTTTCTTTCTCTATATCTAATTCTTTAGACATAAATCCAACTTCTTCATCTTCTTTTGGAATGATTATTTTGTACTCTTTGAAATAGGAATATAGTTTTTTTTCTTGTTCTGATAATTGATTAGCATCATAATAACCACTTCCATGAAAATACACTTCTTCAACCTCAACCTCCTCACAACTCGGATTCTTAACAAACCATTCAAGGAACTCATCATCAATAGCTTGAACTCCATCTTTGATTAAGTCTTGGTCTGTTGTTAGGATGATTTTTTTAACATGTTGATAATTTTCAGAATTAAATGTTAAAACTTCAGCGTTATGAGTACACTTATCTACGTCTTTGTATTTTAAATTAATCCAATAATCTCCCTCTTTAATTTCTTCATCAGAAGTGATGCAGATGTTATATGGTTTATACCCTGCTGATGATATATACCAATCCATAGCCATAGTACTATTAGCTAATTTGTAATTATCATCTTTAGCATATAATATACTCGGTTTCTCTGTTGGTAATACGTGTACGTTTTTCATGATTGTTGTTTTTAAATTAATAATAACTCATATTATCAAATCTCCCCTTGTGGTTTTCAGGAAAATTTTCTATAGATTTTAAATCTAAATCTTCTCTCCATCCTTTACCGTATTTTTTGTTTATCTCACATCTTGCTTTGTTGTGATAATTACTAACTCCTTCATTCTCTAACTTTTTAGATAAGTTATAAAGTTCTGTAGAAATTCTTTTAGCTTCAGTTTTATATTTATCCATAACTCAATCTTTTTCTGATGATTGTGAATCGTTACTAATTACTAAATACTCAGTGTTATCTTCTAGCTTCTTTATTTCACCTTGTGATATTAAATAAACTATATCTTCTCCTGACATCATACCTAAAGTACTAGCCATATATATTACCTTTTCCATTAGAATGCTATTCGTGAATTAGTTCTAGGAGCCCAGTTACCATCTCTATAAACAACATATCCACCATTGCCCTCTATAGAAGAATATAGGGTATCTGCTTCATAGTCGTAATACCAATCTTCTATTGCGCAATCTCTATAAATACAATCTGAACTTAACGATGCGAAGTTATTTGATGCGTAACCATATTCAACACAATAACCTCTTAACGCATCTCCTATTTCTTGCTCTGTAGCTAAACGTGAACTAGTTATATGAGAGAAAACCCAATTACGACCCCATGAGCTACCGAAAAATCCTATACAATTTGATGTATTACCTGTAAATATCATTAAATATCCTCTACCATCAGTATACCACTTACCAAGTTGCAAATCTACGCTTGTGGTATCTGTAACCGACTCTAATCTTGTGTCATACCACCTGAGAGCGTTTCCTAAAGTCATACCTTGAGGTACCACAACACTTTCTATTGGTGTTGGTGGAGTGTCTATTGCATCGTCATCTTTTAATAGATCTGGATACCATTGATTTATCATAACCTTTGCTCTAGCATTGGTTTTAGATAGTTGCGTTAATCTTTCTATACTTATCTCCATAATTATATTGTTTTAAGTGCCCATACTCCGTGTTTGTAAGCTATCATACCTCCACAACCTACATCTGCTGTGTATAAAACATCTGTGTAAAATGACCACTTATCTATATTGTTATCAAAACCAGAGTCACCTCCTAAACTAATAATGTTTTGTTCGTTATAGTTTCTTCTGATAGCCTCGTTTATCATTAATGTTTTAATCTCATCGATACTGCATTTTGTAAATATAGATGCAGTCTCAATATAAACATGTTCTCTGTATTGTCCATCGTAAAACCCATGTCCTTTAGTAGCACTTTGACTACGTAAATAAACATACCCTACGGAATTATGACAAAAGCTATATGTCCAAATACACTTATACCAACCCTCTCCTTCCCAAACACTACGTGAGCTATTGGGTGAAAATGCTTCGCTACTTGTATGCCATACACCTCTTAAATACACAACAAGACCATCTTCTTTTGTTATTTTATCTTCGTCTATGTCATACCACCAAAGTGAGGTATCTGTTTCTGGATGTATCTTTCCGTTATCCACACCAGCTTTTATTAAAAGTTCTGCAGCTTTATCATTCTCTATAAACTCTCTGCTCCATTGGTCTACATATCCTAATCTACTAGTCCAAATACCATTCATAGCTCCATATGTAGTACCTTGATCTATTTCCTTAAAGTACATCATATAAATATCTGAACCGCCACTTACTTTATACCAACCTTTTTTGAAGTCAAACACATCAGGGTACCATTGTTTTATCTTTACCTTACTTTTAGGTGAATCCTTAGCTATTTGTAATAGCCTTTCTTTACTTATCTCGTACATCTTTATATTATTTTATGATTGTGAATTGAATATCAAGTCTTCTATAACATCTATTTTCTTTCTTTCATTATAAATAAGCCTTGCATCGTTGAAAGTAATATCCATCTCTGTTTGTATCTTTCTTATCTGATTGATTTCATCATAGTAATTCTTATCAATCTTCATTACCTCGAGTGCAATGCAAAGCCTATTTGTTCTTTTTCTTCTAGTCATTAACAACCTCCTCTAATTTATAAATTAACTCTCCTTTAAAGTAAACCTCTAATATCTCTTCCATTGTATTAGCATTGATGTCCTCTAATAATTGGTCGTTGTCATACCAGTCACTGCAAACTTGTACTGTAACTTCTGTATCATCTGATAGTTTATAAGTTACATCTACTATGTCTCCGCTTCTAAACAAATCTACTCCAGTTATTTCATTATACATAGCTTCATCAACAAGACAGTAAGTACCATCAGGTAATTCTACAGCATCCTCATCGTTAACATACTCTTCATATCTAAATGAATTCTCGTTATCGATATATGTCACACTAGCGTTCTCACTAACCCATATGTTTCTGTACTCTAACCAAATACAATCGTCTTCCAGATCCCATTCGTCAGTATCTTCTGCGTAAACACAATATTCTGCTCTGTAATACTCACCAGCACTAGGAACGTATCTAGCATCATCTACGTGTATTCTGTCATCACTTCTGTGGCAGTATACATAACTCTCGTCATACTCATCTTCTCCAAAAGCCTCTGAACAACCATCTGTATCCGTAAAGCAATAACTTCCATCACTATTACTAAGAACCATAGTAGAACCATCAACATCTTCTGTATACTTAAAACTATCCATATAAGGCATTTTTCTGATGTTGTTTACTGTAATCTCGTAATCTTGTATAAAGCCACCATCTTTACCTACCCAAGATGAAGAAGAATCGTATGATTGTGATTCTTTGTGAACATAATCATTATCTATAGCCCATCTCTTGAACTTCTCTACCATAACCTCTGTACCATAGATTCTATCCATAATCTTAGTACCACAGTCTGCTTTCCATAAGATAGCACGACCACATAACAAACCATCTTGATTAAGAGCAATCAACATATCAACATTACTTGTATTGGCTGCATAAAACTCTATGTACTCACTACAATGGTCGTATCTCATACAACTATTACCAAGAGATGAAGAATCACCTCTAACATAATGTCTTTGGTCGTAATACTTAACAATGTCTGAACCATTAACAATAGACATCTCTATTTTATTAGAGTAAGTGGCTACAACAGCGTTGTTTAACAACTCGTAAAACCTATTTGAATATTTGTATCTTAACGGAACCTTTTTGATTGCCTTAACAAACTTAGCATTAATTCTATTGGTTTTACTCCATTTACCACTAGACTCTCCCATTACAGTAGCTTTACCCTTTGGTACGTAACTTATCTCGAAGTCATCATCAGTTTCTTTTGCATCAAAGTTCCTGTCGAATAGTTTAGAGAAGTTTGTACTACAATATCTCTGTACTATCTCGTTATGAAATAACCTGCCCTCAACGTTTCTAAATTGCTCGTCACGAACCAATATATCGCTTAACTTATTAACGAATCTTCTTGACATTAAAGCGTTAGATATTTTACTCTCGTAAGTATCTAACATTAACATCATTAGTGGTTGCGATTTTGCATTTGATAAGCAATGCAATACATCAACAGAGTCAGTGTTTGAATCGTAAAACTTTTCTTTATGTAAAAATTCGTTTAGAAAAATTCTTAATAGATCGTAATGTGGTTGCATATCATCGGTCAATAATGGTAGTCTATCTAAGAACCTATGAATACATCTAGCGAATCCATTGTATTGGTCGTAATGCCAATCGTTATCTACCTCTATTAATTTATCAATAGCACTTGCCTCTAAGTCTTTACCTAATTGAGATAAAATCTCTGCAACGTTGATTATATTATATCTGATTTCCATTTTTTTATATTATTTATTTTTTACTATTAGTTTAATTCGTCTATAAAGTTTAAGTATTCCATCTCTGTCATAAAACTACCACAGCTATGACAATATATATCTCTATCGTACTCATCAAACTGCGTATGTAAACTACCGCAATAAGCACATTCTAAAGTGTCTTCTATTGATTCTATATCTCTCTCAGGACTTACACCGAAAGAAGCATTCCACTCGTCAAAGTCGAAGTCATCGTTTTTTGCAGGTAAGTATGATTGTGAACCTTTACCATACGTTTGAGCATAACCTCCAGTACCATAACCTTTATAACTATACCCTCCGTAATACTCATACTCGTTTCTATCTTCTGTAACTCTCCACAAGTCAAAGCCAAGTGAATCGTATATATCGTGACACATTTGATACGTTGCAAACACATCGTCAATGTTAACGAACTCATCATCTGAGTGAGGATTGTAGTAGCCACAAGACATATTAGCTACACATATCTTAGTTTTATATGCAATCTCTAATACATCAGTCATACCACCAGTAACTTCTTTTCTTCCGTATGTATATAAGATTGGTCTTAAAGCATCTGAAAACTCACGAGAATATAACTTAGTACCACTAATACTACTAACAAAATCATCGTTACCTTTTCTATCACATTCTAACACCAATGAACTATTACTAAAGAAGTCAAAGTCACAAGCTCTACTACCTACACAACCTATCTCTTCATCTACGAAGAAGGCCGCCTTGAATACCTCTCTCTCTTCTAACATCTTGAGGGTCATAAACACACCCACTTTGTCATCTCCACCAACACCCATTTTGTCGCAGTTGATTTTGTTGACAGCAAATATGTTACGACCCGCTTGATGTACTTGATAAAAAGGACTAAATAAGTGAACCGTGTCTATGTGGCATACCATTGTCGGATATATGTCGCTATCGCCTTTAGTAACGTATATGTTACCCATTCTATCCTTAGTGTATGTAAGACCCAGCTTCTCAATTTTTTTACAAATAAACTTGCTCATGTGCTTAAAATCTCCACTATAAGATTGGATTCTTAAAACATCTATCAGTTGTAATTCAAATTTTCTCATCTTTTTTTTTATTTAATTGTTATACTATTCTAATGTTTTGAACACCGAACTTTTCGGCAATCTGTTCGAGAGTTAACTCTAATGGCTTGATTGGTCTTACATAAGTCCAATACTCAAACATACCAACCTCATCTTTTGATACGTACACGTCACCAATCTTGCAAAATACCTCTCTTCTTGCGGGTCTACCTACAAAAGTAGGATTGTCTGACACCTCCATAAATGTACTTGCATCAATTACTGGGACTAACTCCTTTATCGGAGCTGATTTTTCCACATCATTGAATAACTTAGTTTGTTCTTCTTTTACTAAATTATCTAAAGCTAAATCCAATGGGTAATACCAAGAATTTCCATCACTAAACTTAACAAGCACTATCATTCCATCTCCGGTCATAGAATTTCTAATGCTTTTAATAATACCTGTATCTCCTACATGTTTTTTCATTTCTATAGAAAATCCAGGACCTCCTTCGAAGTCAAAACCTACCATTTTCTTTCCTACTAATTCACTTTCTCTAATTTTTACTTAATTTAATTGTTAAACTTACTTTTTTAAAATCCATTCTAATAAATCTTCTTCGCTATCGAATAGATAAGCCCTAACTTCTTCCGTTTGCTCAATAGAACTTTTTACATATTGTTTTTTAGATTCCATAGTCCACTTACCTCTTAAGTCAGTGTCTAAAATACTCAAACCTGCAAATTTGTCAGTTGAAACAGTGATTACTCTCGACTTATTACCTGAATACCATTCAATACCAACGAAACTATCATTAGTTATGTCTGATAAACTTACTTCTTGTACATTCATTTGCTGTACGATTCTTTTCATCTCTTTAATTGGTTTTGCATATATACATTTATGTATATATAATTAATATTATCTTTAAACTTATGTTTAATACCTATTAAACATTTCTTTAATACATCTAGCATTGATGATTGTGAATCAACATACCATTTGCATCTCCCTACGCATCAAGTCGAACTTCAACTTTATCGTTAATTGTCGTTTAGCCTCTCTGTAAGGCACCTTTTTCTCTCTGACGATAGTTTGTATAGCATCAGTGAAAATCTCTCGTCTACGATCATATTCTGCGTTACTCTTTTGTACAAATTCTTGTACATCTATCTTGATCTGGATTCTTTTTCTCATCCCATTTTGTCAATTACAATAATGAAAACTAAAAATCTAATTGCAATACCTAAGAATACATATAAATCTATCATAATACTTACCATTTTGTTTCATTAGGTGCGTAGCTATTGCCTCCACCTATAACATTAGACATAAAATCATAAAACTTCTCGAATAAACTTAATAATCTCTTCATTTTTTTTCTATATTTTTTTAAAATTTAACAAACTAACTCGAATAAAACATACAAAAACACCGTCAACACAGTGTAAAATGCAAATAACAATAGGAAATTCTCAGCGAATGCCTTTACTCTATACCTATTAAAATGAAATAGGCTTTGAGAATACAAAACTATTGCAGTACAAGCTATAAGCATAACTGCAAATGCGTATAATAAAATTTGTGTTGCTAATTCCATAATGATAATTTTAATAGTTTATAATATTTTACTTGTGCTTCAAGTGCATCAATGTATTCTTTTTGCATTGACACATACACGTTTACATCACCTATATATTTATTAGATGATTCAATTACTTTTTGTTGTTGAGCAACTAATTCTATTAACTGCTCGATTGTTTTTTGTTCTTCCATTTTTTATTGGTTTTAAAATCCTGCTTTGTTGCATTGTGGTAGGCGGGGAATCGAACCCCTATTTTACCATACCTACCTATATAATTTTTAAGGAGTTTCGCCTAACATACTATATAAAAATGAATCTATTTAGTTTATATAAAAAGTCCTACCAAAACATAAAGTAATGATAGGACTATATTTTTATGATTGTGAACGACTTGCGTTCATACTTTTTTTTGCCCTTTGATTTTTGGCTTTTTTATATAAAGGACACACACGTTTATTTATACACGTTCCCTTATATACTATCATTGCGAATTTCCCTGAGATAGTCCTATTGCTATAAACATACTTTTAAAAAGCAATTCTATAACAATTTTCTTTGAAATTGATAAAAACAAAGACGTAATTTTTTGCACCAATAGACGGGCGCAAAGGCTTTTACTACCTTTTTAAGTACACTAATTTTCTACATTAGTGAAACCAATTTTTTTCAATAAATAAAGAACGAACGTATTTTTACTTTACTCGCTTTCGCTTTTGCCAACCAAGGCACTCGCATTAAGATTTTAAGCCTACAAAAAATTTACCATTGCACTCGCATTTACGAGGCTTTTACGCTACTTTGTAACGTTTTTTGGGCTGCTTTGCCCATTGGTAAAAATGTACCTTAAAAATCCAGTAAAAACGCCAATTTACGTTATTGGTATTGGCTACCATTTAGACGGCTTTAGCGAGTCGAACGCCAAAAGATAAAATCTTTGTAACCATACAAGCCGAACGCCTATAAAATAGGGCTTATTTCATTGATCGATAAATAGCTTGTAATACGTAAAAAGCTGTAATGTCACCGTTTTTTGTGCGTCTAACTTTTGCGTCAAAAGATAAATATTTCGCATCGTCTTTTTGTAATTCCTTTGCAAATTTTATTTGCGTACTCGTTAACGCGTCACTAGCCAAAAGTAATTTTAAGGCTTTACCAGTATTTCGCAATGATTTTTTAAAATTGGCGTTTACTTCTAAAACTTGCGTTTTGTACTCGTTTGGCTTTTTAACCTCGTTTTGTTTTTTAGTCGCAATACTTTTACTAACTACTTTAGGGCTTAATTTTTTAACCTCGTTTTTTGCTTGTGTTTTAACTAAAGTTTTCATTTTGATTGGTGCCACTTTTGTAATGCGTTTGGCTTCACGCTTTTTTGTTATTTGATTTTACTATATATATATTCTTGCTTTTGCTTGAATACGAGGACAAATTTATAGTATAGTTTCAATAAAATACCATAAAAATAGACTTTAACATAATTTTTCAAAATAATGCAATAAATTAACAATTTTGTTAATGATAATTCAACAAATTAACAGTTTTTTTGCATCGATTTTATATGTTTTTTGTTGGTTTCATGTATATCAATTTAGCAATAACTATATTTTTAAGGTTAAAACGTGCGTTTTTGTATAGTAAAAATCCAGTAATTTTATATATGTAAAACAAAGAAAAGTATTTAAAAAATCATTTGTTAAGGTATTGAATACCAAAAAACAAACTGTATTTAAAATGTATTTCGTGAAATGTGGCAAAGTTATTTTAATTTGTTTTTGTTGATAGTTATAACGCCAACCTTTACCAAACGCACCACAAAAAAATAGTTATCCAGTAAATTGACAAACGGAAAGGACACAAGTAAAAATGTAGATTGAAATAGTTGCTAAAAAATCGTATTGAAAAAAGATAGTAGGCAAAAAGGTAAAAAATTCAAAATCAATTTTGAAATTTTGAAGGGTAGGGCGTATTTTAAAACGACTTTTGTTAGAGGAAGGTGAACGTAGAATGGGGGTATAACCCAAAATGTATAGGTATCTAACATACTAAAAAAACTCTTCTTGTAGATAGATTATGTTTTCATATCTGGTATTGCGATATAAAATACATATACATATGTGGTGCACTTTTTATAATTTAAGGTTGTGTATTGATTATAAATTGTAGTATATTTGTAGTGTACAAAGAGAAGATAAGATACAAAAACACTTATTACTTTGGTATTAAGATAGTTATAAATTTGAAGTAGGGTATAAAGTGCGTGTTTCGACGCATCCCATGCGCCGTATGAGTATAAAAACGATATATATTGACACAGTAAACAGAGATACTGGTGAGATTATAGAGACTAACACCAGTGTCTACTCAGTTGCTGATGAGAAGTTTTTTATGATGATGCTAACGCATGACGATGGTAAGTGGATTCAAAATTTTTCTAATGAGCTATATGTTTTGGTATTGATTTTAAACAAACAAGTTCAAGGAGAAATATACTGTAGTCTTACAGCAGAAGACAGAAATGAGATTCGTATAGAGAGTGGTCTTACTAAAAGCCAAGTGAATAGAATCATAAATACTTTGAAACGTAAGAACATGATTAAGGCACTTAGTCCAAACAGAGTATCTGTTAACCCTGCCTACTTACACTACGGAAAAACAAAAGAAATAAAACATAAAAAACACATGTATGACAGAGACTATTAAAGAATACATTCACATGAGAAACGAAAGAATGTTGAATCCTATGTGGTTTATAAGATATGCATTAGAGAAAACTGGTGTTAGATATCAGTATAAAGATGTTCATACTTACTTGCAATTTTCAAATCATCAAGATATATTTGATAAGTTGGATAAAGAATTTAGTCTTGACATCCTATTCGATAACTCAGGGAAGTTTTTAAAGTGTTATCCTGCGTCCAATTAATAGCTTTTAAAACACAATCTTTAGGTTTAGATACTTCGTATCCATCGCACTCTAAATAATCGTATATAACATCTTGTAAGAACTCGTTTAAAATCCTATTGAGTTTGAATAAGTATGTTGCATCTCCAGTTTCTTTAAAACCAAAGAGTAAATAATTTGCTTCTGTAGTGATATTCATTGTATTGTATTTGACTTAACAAATATATAAAAAATAATCAAGATGCACATAGTTATATATATTTATATATATATTAATATTATCCTTAAACTTTTCTTTAATAGGTATTAAACATTTCTTTAATACATAAAATAAGATTTAGATCATTGTTTGGTTTTAAATAAAAAACACTATATTTGCCTATCAAAACACAAAAACTATGGAAATTGACTTAACTTTAACACCAAATTACTTCCTTTTTGGACTAGATTGGTACGAAAAAGATGAAATCTACGATTTTAATGAATTGAACTTTTACTTCGCTTTTATAGAATTGAAGTTCACTTGGTAGTAAAAAATTAACAATTAAATCAAATCAAATGATTGAAAAAGAAATCCTCTATAAAAACGAGGCAAAAGAAAAACTTATTAATGGAGTTAATGCTGTAGCAGATGCTGTTAAGGTTACGCTTGGAGCTGCTGGTAGAAATGTAATTATTGAAGACGAAAGAGGGTTGCCTCATGTTACTAAAGACGGTGTTACAGTAGCTAACTCTATTAACTTATCAGATCCAGTTGAGAACCTAGGTGCTAGTATTATTAAGCAGGCATCAGATAGAAGTGCTAGAAATAGTGGTGATGGTACAACTACAACTTGTGTATTAACTCAGGCTTTGATTAAAGAGGCGTTTAACGTAATCGATGAAAACACAAATATTACTCAATTCAAGAAAGGAATGGAAGACGCTTGTGTTGAGGTTGTTAAATCTTTAAAAAACCAAAGTAAGAAAGTTAGTAACAAGACTTTAAAAAGCGTATCTAGAATCTCAGCAAACAACGATACTGAACTAGGTAACATTATTGCAGAGGCTTACATCAAAGTAGGTAAGGATGGAGTTGTTACAATGGAGGAAAGTTTAAACAGTGATACTTACGTTAGTGTTATTGATGGAACTAAAATCAAGAAAGGATACACTTCTCCATATATGGTTACAAACCCAGAGAAACAAGAGGCTGTATTAGATAATCCATTAGTGTTTATATCAGATCAAGAAATAAAGAGTCTTGAAGATATTACTAGTGTTTTAGAAGTAGCTATCAAAAACAAAAGAAGTATCTTGATTATTGCGGACGTTGAGACAGCTGTAATGAATGCTTTGAATGTTAATAAGGCAAAAGGCGTGATCAAGGTTAATGTAATTGCACCTGAGGGGATTGGTATTAAAAGATTTGAATTACTTGAAGACTTGTGCGCTCTGACAGGTGCAGTGTTGGCTTCTGATGAGACTGGTAATGATTTATCAGCAGTTGACGCAAGTTATTTAGGAGAAGCAATCAAATCAATCTCTACAACAACAGATACAGTTCTTATAGTGGACCGACCAAAACACAAGGTTGATATTGACGAGAGGTTAAAGAACATTCATTTGTCAATAGCAAATGCTGAGAACAGAATGAATCTGTGGCATTATAAAGATAGACTGAGTAGACTTAGTGGTGGCGTTGCAGTTGTGCATGTAGGAGCTAATAGCGAGCTTGAGATGAAAGAAAAGAAGGATAGGGTAGATGATGCTATCCATGCGGTTAAAAGCGCATTAGAAGAAGGTATTTTGCCTGGAGGTGGAATTGCATTAAGAAACTTAATGATAAACAATTTTCCTAGGGTGAGTAATAAAAGCTATATTTCAGGTTGGTATTCTGTATTAAATTCTTTGTACTATCCTTTTGCTCAAATAATAGATAACGCAGGTGTTAATGCTTTAGATATTGTTAGTGGTTTAAATACATCTGATTATTCTTTTGGATACAATGTGTTAACTGAGGAGTTTGGAGATATGTATAAAATGGGTGTTATTGACTCTACTAAGGTAATTAGAAATGCAATTGAGAACGCTGTATCTGTATCAGCTACATTATTAACAACCGAAGCAACGGTTACAAACAAAAGAGCATAATGAGAGCATTTGGAAGAACATTGGTAATATCTGAGATAAAAGAAGAGGTAAAAAATAAACTTGGTCTTATAATAACCGAAGCTAACGATAGAGATATACGTTATAAATTAGGAGAGGTGTTTATGGCTGGTGAAGATGTTGAAGGAATAAAGTCTGGAGACAAACTATACTACGATAAAGTAAATGCTAGTGAGTTGAGACTAGACGGTAAAAAGTACCTTATTATAAACTTAAGCGATGTAAGAGTCGTACTTTAATTTAATTTAATATGTTTGGATTTAAAAAAGACGCTATATACTTAGCAAAAAGAAAGAGCAATGCTCTAGAAGTTTTTAATGTTGCTAAAAAGCAATTGAATTGTGTTCTTGCTGATATGGCAAACTATGCTTTTCAGATTGAAGACCAAATTGAAGCTCTTGAAAAAGAAAGGAAAATTCTTGATAATGAGTTTAAGTCAACTTCAAAAATACTTGATAAGATTGACGAGTTTTTAGGTTAGTAAGTTATAGGGGTAGTTATTCTACCCCTTTTCTTTTATCATTCATTTTCTTTATAAGTTTAGCGTACATCTTGTCGCTAAAAGAAACGTTACTTTTAAATAACGGATTAAGTTGTACATTCTGAGGTACGGGTTCTCCTTCTAAATGTTTGTACATTTTTGCACAAGCCATTTTATATTTTTGAGTTAGTGTGTACATCTTTGTATCTTTAGTACCTTCCCTCCATACTTTTATAATCTCTCTTTCCTCAAACTTATTAAGCCAGTTCATTGTTGAGAAACCAAGAGTACATGCATAACCGTAAAATGTTTCTTTATTAAATACATTCTCATCATATAAGAACAAAAGCAACTCAAGTTCTGATAGACTTAATTCATACTTCTTTTGTATATACATTCTAACTACTCTAAAGTACTTTAAATAAGATGAAGCTTTTTCTTTAAAAAAGTAATTTTGAGGTCTATCTGCTAATTTCTTTTGTATGCGAATCTCTTTATCTTCGCCTATCCTCTTCATTTTTCTATATACTTTTCTAGCCATTATATTTGATTAAATTAGTGCAAATGTAAAATAAAAAAATATGTAACTTTGCAAAGATTTATAAATCAATAGTTATGTTGGACAAAAAGAACATGCCGTGTAACTCTCCAAAAAGAACTCCTAATGACCCTAAAAAGTCACATGTAGTAAAGGCTTGTTATGACGGAACTGAAAAAATAATTCACTTTGGACAGCAAGGCGCGGTAACTGCTGGAAAACCTAAAGCTGGAGAAAGTAATAAAATGAAAGCTAAGAGAGCTTCGTTTAAAGCTAGACACGCAAAGAATATAGCTAAGGGAAAATCAAGTGCTGCTTATTGGAGTGATAAAGTAAAATGGTAGTGTTATGGTAAGAAAATCAAAAGGATTAGGAGACTCAATAGAGAAGCTAACGAAATATAGTGGGGTAAAAGCATTAGTAAAAAAAGTATCTCCAAGTTGTGGGTGTGAAGCTAGACAAGAAGCTTTAAATAATCCAAATCTATTAGTCAATAAGTTATTTTATAAAAAGTAAGATTATGCCGTTAAAAAAAGGAAGTAGCTCTAAAGTTGTTAGCGCTAATATTAAGACAGAAATTAAAAGTGGTAAACCACAAAAACAAGCTATAGCTATTGCATTGTCAAAAGCTGGTAAAACTAAAAAGAAATAATTATGGCAGTAGATCCACCTGTAAAAACAAAAGTTAGTGTAGACCCAGATACAGGAGCTAGAGTATTCAATCAATCTTGGAGTTCTGAGTTAAAAAAGAAAGAACCTATTCAAAGAAAACCTGTAAGTAGAGATACTTTTGTAACTGAGAAAAAAGTTGTTGTAAATCCTGAAAAAAAACAAAGTACTGTTAAAACTTCTGGAGAAAGAAATTTCTCTGAAGTAATAAAACCATCACCTGCTGGAGTTGTAGAAAAAAAACAAACTATAGAAGTAAAAGCTCCTAGATTAGCTACACCAACTGAAAAAGAAAAAAGACAGATAACTGCTATTGAGTTAAAAAAGAAATCTTTTGAAACAAAACAAGATAAATTAAAAGCTTTAGGTAGACCTACTCAAACATGGGAGGATAATAGAAAAGAATGGAATAAAATAAATGAAAGAACTCCATCTGAAGTTAACAAAATAGCAAGACAAAAAGAAAAGGAAAGAAAAAATTCTTTTGTATCTATAGGTACTGGGGATGGTTCTGAAAAACAAAGGAACGGTGGTTGCACTGGAGGATGTCATTAATAATAAAAATAAAACAACATGAAAAAAGTAATGCCAAAAAAAGCAATTGTAGAAAAAGCAACTGGAGAAAAATATCCTTCTAAAGCAGCAATGGCTAAACACGAAAAGTCTGAAGGTAAAAAAGTTCAAAGCAAAGAAAAATTAGAGTTTGCTAAAATGATGAAATCTAAAATTGCTAAAAAGAAATAACAATGGAGCAACCTAAAAAAAAGAAATACATAGAACCTAAATACACATTGTTCGCACAGGCTAATAATGCAAGTAACAATTCTATGGGTTTAGATACTGGTAGACCAGCTACAGCTAAAGATAGCGCTGATTATAAACATGGGTTCAATCTAGGTTTAAAAGGTGGTAATTTAGAGAAATATGATAGCAATGAATTCTCTAGAAAAGGTGTATGGGAAGGTCAAAATTCAGAGCATTCATTTAGAAATAAAGATGCGGCTATTATAGCTAAAAAAGTAGGTAAATAATGGGGCTAGGTAGAACTGCTAAATATTATAGAGAAAATCCAGAGGCTAGAAAAAAGCATCAGATTACATCTAAAAAATGGAATCAGTCTGAAGATGGTAAAGAGTATAAGAAAGAAAAGAATGCTACTCCATCTGAAAAAGCCAAACAAAAAGCTAGGGTTGAAGCTAGAGCTAAATTCAAAAATATACCTGATGGTTATGTAGTTGACCATAAAAAAACATTAGCTGATGGTGGAAGCAACAATAAGTCAAACTTAAGAGTTGTAAGCGCTAAGGTTAACAATACAAAGAACAAAAAATAAATGGCTAGAATAAGCACTTATGTTATAGACCCAATTGTCACGGCAAATGATAAATGGATTGGAACTGATTTTAGCGGTGGAATAACTAAAAACTTTACACCTCAGAATTTAGCCGATTTTTTTAATGAGTCTGGTTTTATAGGTGTTGTTAATCAAATCAACTTTAAGTATTACCAAACATTTATTGGTGATAGACCAGTAGGATCTATAACTACATTAACTCAAGCACCCACTTTCTCTTCGTTAACTAATATTAAGGTTAGTGAAAAGAATAGTGGGTTAAAATATATTGTAGATATTATGAATACATTTATTCATGATACTATAATGATTGCAGATACATCAAACCCCAACAAGTTTGGTATATACAAATTAACAACTATAGAAGAAGATTTATCTGATATTGGATTTTACAATCTTACTTTAGAGTTTGTTGAAGGTAATGGTAATTTAGAAGATACTCATATATATGGTGTTACTTCAATAGTAGGTAGTGAATCTTCCGATAAAAATTATATACATACACAGTCTTCTGCATCAAATACATGGGTAGTAACTCATAATTTAAATAAATATCCTTCTGTTACAATAGTTGATTCAGGAAATAATTCTGTTGTAGGAGAAGTAGAGTACACATCTTTAGATGTAGTGACATTAAGATTTAACGCCTCTTTTTCAGGTAAGGCATATTTTAACTAAAAGATAAAAATGAAACACTTAAGTAATTTAGATTTAACAGGTAATGAATTACAAAATGCTGTAATACAACCACTTGGAACACCTCCTTCTGGAGCGAAAGAAGGTCAGATATATTTTGATTCAACAGCTGGAGATAAAAAATTATATTTTTATAATGGTACTCAATGGGTTGCTATACAAGATACAGACAATTATGTAGATGATATTGCCTTTGCATCTAGTACTGGTGTTCTTACATTAGGCAGAAGTGGTGCTTTAGCTGATCTAACAGTTAGTTTAGACGGTAGATATTTAACTGCTCATCCATCTACAAGTCCATCTTCATCTGTAAATAACTCAGGAAGAACTTATATTCAAGATATAACATTGGATTCTTTTGGACATATTGTAGGTATTGTTTCTGCAACTGAAACTGTTACAGATACAAATACAACTTACGCTGTAGGTGTTGGTGCTAGTGGAAGTAATTCTTCTACTATAGTTTTAACTGGTTCTGATGCTTCTACTGATAGTGTTACTATATCTGGTACCACTGGAGAAATAGAGGTAACAGAAAGCGGTGACCAAATAAACATAGGACTACCTAATGATGTTACAATTAATAATGATTTAGTAGTTGGAGGTAACTTAACTGTAAGTGGTTCTGTAACAACTGTTAATACAGAAACTATTTTATTAGCTGATAATATAATCACTTTAAATAGTAATGCTGTAGGTTCTGCAACTGAAAATGCTGGTATTGAAGTAGAGAGAGGTGATGATCCAAATCGTCAATTAAGATGGAATGAAACAACCGATAGATGGGAGATACAAGCTAATGATGGTAACTTCTATGCTATTCAATATGTAAATGGAAGTGCTCCAGTTCAAAGTGTTGCATCAGCAGATAGCTCTGTAACTGTAACAAATACTTCAGGAGCTGTAGATTTATCTATTAATAATGGTAAGTATTCTTATGCGTCTACTATTGGTGATGGATTATCAACAAGTTATACTGTAACTCACAATTTAGGTTCTAGAGATGTAGAAGTTCAATTGTTTGATTTGGTTTCTTATGAGACTGTTATATCAGATATTATTAGAACAACTATCAATACAATTACTGTATCATTTACAACTTCTCCAACAGCTGGAAGAATTAGAGTATTAGTTAAGAAAATAGGATAATAAAACCTCAATATGAGTCAAAAAATAAAAACATCTGTTGAGATAGATGGCTCTTTAAGCGCATCACAAATACAAAACGCTACCGTAGATACTGATAAATTTTTAGTGTCTGACGGTGGAGTTGTTAAGTATAGAACTGGAACTGAAATGTTATCCGATTTAGGAGTTACTGTAGGTACTGCTAATCACGTACAACACTCAGTAAAAGCCAGTGTTGCAATAAATAAAGGTCAGGCTGTTTATGTAACAGATGCAGATGGTACAAATATGATTGTTGGGTTAGCATCTAATGCTGCTGAGGCAACATCATCAAAAACAATGGGGTTACTAAATGCAACTGTTGGTATAAATGGATTTGCAGATGTAATTACAGAGGGGTTACTTAGTGGTTTAAACACTAGCACTGCTGTTGTAGGTAATCCAGTATGGTTAGGAACTGGTGGTAATCTTATTTATGGATTAGCTAATAAACCATATGCACCAGCACATTTAGTATTTATAGGTATTGTTACTAGAGTAAATGCTAATAATGGGGAGATATTTGTTAAAGTACAAAATGGGTTTGAACTAGAAGAATTACATAATGTAGATCTACAAACAACACCTCCTGCAAATAATGATATACTTACCTACGAGGGTGGTACTGTAAACTTATGGAAAAATAAAACTATACCAGCTGTATTAGGATATACTCCTTATAATGCATCTAATCCTAGTGGTTATATTTCTTCTTACACAGAAACAGACCCAACAGTGCCTTCCTATGTAAAAAGCATAACTGCTACAGAAAAAACAAATTGGAATACTGCTTATGGATGGGGTAATCATGCTTCAGCTGGATATTTAACAACAGCTTTAGCTGCATCAACTTACGCATCATTAACTGGTAGTTACTCAAATCCATCTTGGATTACAGGGTTAGCTTGGTCAAAGATTACAGGTGCTCCAGCATTTATAACATCATATACTGAAACAGATACATTAGCAAGTGTAACTGGAAGAGGGGCTATTACTTCTGGAGATATATATACACCTAATAATGGAGGTATATTCTTTAACGGGAATGGGGTATATGGCAGTGGGGTATTTGGTAGAAATGCTGGTCAAGATTTAGGATTAAACGCTGGAGGAGTAGAAAGAATTAGAGTTTTATCTACTGGATTCACAGGGTTTGGTATATCTAACCCATTACAAAAAGTTCATATAGAAGATTCTGGATCAGGTTCACTATTAAGATTAAATAATACTGCTGCTACATGGTCAAGCACTATGTTGTACGGTACCACAACTGCAACAGCAGGTGGATTTGACTTTATAGGAATGTATGCAAACGGATCTGCTAAATTTAATGTTGGTTCTACTGGAACAGCATCTGCAGCGTCTGATTTTAGAGCACCTATATTTTATGATTCAAATGATACTACTTATTATATAGATCCTACCTCAACAGGAACATCATATAGAGGAAGGGGGGAAGTTTTACTAGGTCCTAATACTTCATCTCAATATTTAAGATTAGGGGGTAATGGTGGAGCAACCGATTATTCTACTATTTCTACATCTAATGGGAATTTACATATAGATGCGAAAGCAGCAAATAATCTATATTTAGCTTGGTATAACACCTCTGATATTATGGTAGGAGGAGGTATTCAAGCTTTAATATATTACGATAGAAACAACACAGGATACTATGTAGATCCAGCTTCAACTAGTAACTTGAACAATGTTGCTGTAAATAGACTTTGGGCAGGTTCTGATGCTGGAGTTGATGGTTCTATCTCTACTAATAATTGGTTTAGATCAGTTGGAGCTACGGGTTGGTACAATCAAACATACAGTGGAGGTTGGTATATGTCAGACTCAACTTATGTAAGAAGTTATAATGATAATATTGTAATAACAAATAGTTCATTTAGATCACCTGTTTTTTATGATATAAATGACACAGCTTATTATGGCGACTTTGCTTCTACAAGTAATTTTAGAAACTTATTACTTAATAACCAGACATCCTTTAATGCAGCTACGCCTGGGTTGACATCTTATGGTTTAACCTTAATGGGAGGAATTGCAGACTATGCTAATGGTGTAACTTGGACTTGGGGCAACACAAACGCTCAAGCCGGTGTATATGTTCAAAGTTCTGGAGCTTATGGTACCAAAATGTACTTTGCTACAACGGATTCATTTACTACCGGTTCAAAGACTGGCATGAGTATGGATCACAATGGAACTGTATTAGTTACTAGAAGTTATTTACAGTCTGATAGCAGTTTAAGGGCCCCCGTATTTTACGATTCAAACGATACTGCATATTATATAAATCCAGCAGACGCAGATGTTTCAGCTGTATTAAAAGGTACCGTAACAATTGGAGGTGGTACAGGCGGTAATTATGATGAAGGATTAAGAATTATAGATTCAGGAAGCTTCTCAGTGATTACTTTTGGAGCAACTGGTAATGCAGGTCCTGGAAGATACCAATGGCTAAAAAATAGTTCTGACGTATTTGAATTAAGAAATGTAAATGGTAGTCAAATATGGTGGGCAAATCAAAATGGAGATGTAGGGACAAACTACATATCTTATGCTGGATCTTCCTCTAGAGCACCTATCTTCTACGATTCAAACAATACAGGATACTATGTAGACCCAGCATCAACAACTCAATTAAATGTACTAAATACAGCAAACGCAGTTAATGCAACTTATTTAGGTGTTCAAAATACATCCTCAACAAGTGGTATAGGTATATCTTTATATAATAATGCCGCAACAGGACAACCACAATATGGGTTAATGTTTGCAGGAACTGCTACATTTGGAACGTTTGGTTCTGTGACAGCAGATTGGGCTACATATTTTACTATGGATTCAACAGCAAATAGAGGTTGGATATTTAGAGATACAGTCAATGGAAATAAAGCATCAATTTCAAATGGTGGTGTAGCCACATTTGCAGGTGATGTAGTTGCTTATGGCTCCTCAGATAAAGAATTAAAGGATAATATTACATCTATAGAAAATGCTTTAGAAAAAGTAAAACAAATAGGAGGATATTCTTTTGATTGGAATGATAAACAAGATACTTATACAGGACATGATGTAGGAGTTATTGCTCAAGAAATTGAGTTGGTATTACCAGAAATAGTAACAACAAGAGATAATGGTTATAAAGCAGTTAAATACGAAAAAATAGTTCCATTATTAATTGAAGCAATAAAAGAACAACAAACACAAATAGAAGAATTAAAAGAATTAGTAAACAAATTAATAAATAAATAATGGCAATCACATTCACATTTTTAACAGATAGCACAATGAAGCTAGAGTTAGCTCCAGAATTAAATGGATTAGAAAAAGTAATTACTAGAGTAAGATACAACTACGTTGGAGTAGATGATAACGGTAATGAAGGAACATTTGCAGGAGTAACGCCAATGCCAGCCCCTAACACAGAAAGTTATAAACCTTTCTCCGAATTAACTCCAGAGGATATTATATCTTGGTTAGAAGCTGTAGCTGATAAACCTCACATGCAAGAACGCATTGCAAAACAAATAGAAGCTAAAGTAGCTCCTAAGTATGTTGAGACACCAGCACCGTGGGCACCAGTTGAAGAAGTTGTAGAACAACCTATAGTAACACCACAAGTATAACATGACAATGCCAGCATCAGGTACTATTAGTATGTCTCAAATCAATACTGAATTGGGACGTTCTAGTACTGCAACAATATCATTAGATACTGCTGAAAATGGTGGTTATGCCACTATTAATACAAATAGTTCGAGTAGACCTTCTGCAACAAATCCAGCATCTATGTCTGAATGGTATTCGTATAATCATAGTGCTGCACCTGCTAAATCAGTAACATTTAGTAATTTAATGTCAATTGGATACTCTGGAACTATAACAGGTACAGTCACCATAGTAGGTGCTGTAGCTACATTTAGTTGCTATTCAACTTTATATGGAACTGGTAGGTTATCAACTAACTTAAATATTGGAGGAACAACTAGAGCAACAATAAGAAGTTCTGCTGGAACAACAACTTCAACTACATTTACATTATCACCTGGAACTTACTCTTATACTTTAGACGTAACAGTAACAAGCGGGTCTGGATCTGGAGGTATTAACTATACACAATAAAAAACATAAAATGGCAAAGGTAAAACAAGAATCTACTAAAGTAGATAAGAAAAAAGTAAGTAGACCAGGTATTCATGCGAAGTCTAAAACATCTTTATCTAAAGGCTCTAAAAACTATAAGAAACTAAATAAAGGACAAGGAAGATAATGAAATATATTAACTACATATTTGCATCATTTATACTATTTTTTGTGCCTATTTACGGATTACTTATTTCTGTTGGTGCAGCAATAGTTCTAGATACAGTAACAGGTGTTTATAAAAGTATAAAACTAGAAGGTTGGAGAAGTATTAGAAGTAGAAAACTATCTAACGTAATAAGTAAGATGGCTCTATATGAAGTATGTATTATACTTTTATTTGTGATAGATAAATATGTACTTAATGAGTTCGTTAAACACGCATTTGGTTTTGACTTTATGTTTACAAAGATATGTGCAATTCTATTGATTTTTACAGAGTTGGTATCAATAAAAGAAAACATTGAGGAGACGTTTAAAATAGATATTTGGAAATTGTTAAAGGGAACATTTAACAGAGCTAAAGAAATTAAGTCAGACATTAATGAAATAACAAGCTAATGCAATTATCAAAAAATTTATCACTTGCTGAAATGATTATCAGTAGTGAAGCAAAAAGAAAAGGAATTAACAATATGCCTTCTGAAGATATATTGTCTAACATGAAGAAGTTAGCTATAAATATATTCCAACCAATTAGAGAACATTTTAATCAACCAATACATATATCATCTGGATATAGATGTGTAGCTTTGAACAAAGCAATAGGAGGAGCAAGTTCTAGTCAACACTGTAGTGGTGAAGCAATGGATATAGATATGGATGGTACTACAATATCAAACGCACAAGTTTTTGATTGGATAAAACATAATTTAGTTTTTGATCAATTGATATGGGAGTTTGGAACCGATGCAAATCCTGATTGGGTACATGTATCTTACGAATCAACAGGTAAACAGAGAAAACAAATACTTAAAGGAATAAAGAAAAATGGCAAAACGTCTTATATTAATATTTAGTTTATTACTTTTAGTATCATGCGCTACAAGAAAAGTTGATGTATCAAAAGTAAACATTGATACAAAAGTTGATAGTTCTTTAGTTATTAAAATTGATAGTACGTATGTAAAGGATAGTAATATAATCACAAATGAAACTATTGATGAGGTTGAATATAAGCCTTTAGATAGTTTAAAACCAATGGTTATAAATGGTAAGTCATATACCAATACAGTTATAAAATCAAAGAAAAAACATTCTGTTAAAACTGATAAAACCAAAGCTATAACTAAAGTCTCTTCTGTAAAAAAGTTAAATGTAAAAAGAGCAGAGTCTAAAAAAGTATTTGTTAAGAATATAGATAAGAAACCCAATTACTGGATGTATCTTTGGTTTTTAATACCAGTAATAGTTATATGGTTATTAGAGAAGTATGGTAAGATTGCGTTTCCATTTTTAAAGTTTTTTAAATAAAAATAACTATATTTGCATATAAATTTAATTAAATACACACATGAAAGACAAAAAAATTTCAGATATGGTTGAAAACCGTATTACAGAACATCAGTTATCAAAGATTCAAACATTTGAAGAATCTTTTAGAAGAGGAAGAGAAATGGTTGGTGGATTAACACTTCAATATGAATTTCAAAAAGGAGGGTTACTTTCTCAGATTGCAGAACTAGAAAAGGATTACGGCAAATTTAAAGATGATTTAAAAGAGCAGTATGGTGATGTTGACATTGATACATCAACTGGTATTTACACGGTTAAAGAAACTGAAGAAAAATAAAAGATAAGCCATCCTAACCGATGGCTTTTAAAATTTAATATAATGCAAGAAATAAGAAAAGTCAGCATAGGGAATGACTACAAAAACTCTATGCACTACGTTGTTGGACAACCTGTGTTTGGTAGTTACGTAATACATGTGATACAAAGAACAGACACTGGTATTGTTATATGGATTGAAAAAGACAAGGAAGTTCTTTGTTGGAAAGAGATAAATAACAATGTACCTATGGTATTAGAATTTAATATAAATTTCTAATGAAGTCTCCATATAATTTTGTAGTTTCTCCTATTGGAGAACAATATACTAACACCAAAAACATTGGTGGAGTTGAAGTTACTTTTAACACTTCTTTAGATTTAGCTAAGTATGTAAATAGAATAGCTGTAGTAATTGAATTGCCAATATACTATAAAGGAGAGGTAAAAGTAGGAGACGTTGTTGTGCTTCATCATAATGTGTTCAGAACGTATCACGACATGAAAGGTAGACAAACTAAATCACCAGAGTTTTTTAGAGATGATTTATACATAGTAAGTCAAGATAGAATATACCTATATAAATCAAATGGTATATGGAAATCTCATTTAAACTATTGTTTTGTAAAACCAATTGCTAGAATTCAAAATGAATTACTACACTCTACAGAAAAAGAAGAGAAGCATATTGGTGTTATTGTATACCCAAGTAAATATCAAGAAGGAAAGTTAAACTTAAAGAGCGGTAGTTTTGTTGCTTTTACTAAGAATAGCGAGTACGAGTTTGATGTAGAAGGAGAGAAGGTTTATAGAATGTACGATAGAGACGTTGTAATCGAATTAAATGAATTATGAAACACGATCATGCACAATTAAAAGAAATGATCATAGAAGCAGCGTATAAGTCTGTAATAGAACTTATAAAGGTGCTTGCTGATGAAATCATATCTGATGACACACTAGATGATATATCTGCTGATAAAATGAGGAATGCTGTTTTAGCAAAGAAAACTGCTTTAGATGATGCATTCTATATTTTAGCAAAGATAGAGACTGAGAAAAATATGCTTGAAGGTAATCAAAAAGAAGAAGTAGATGAAGTCAAATTCCAATCATTCGCAGAAAAAAGAAGTAAAGGAAGATAATAGTTTATTTAGAATTATTGATAAAATAGATTCAAAAGACATTGATAGATTAAACAAGAAGAAAGAATGGAAATATGGGTACAACCATGAATTCGATGTTGTTGTTGTATCTAAAGACGGTACTATTGGAGAAGTGTATGAAATACAAGGTCTTCACGTAGCACTACCTTCAGTACCAAAAACAGTTTACAAAAGAGATAAGAAAAAAGAAGAGCAGTATTGGAGTCCTTTTGAATACCCGAAAGAACTGCAAAAAATAACTTCTGTATTCCAATGGAATGAATATCCAAACGAATTCAAAAATAAATACGTTGAGTATATAGAGAATGAATTTGATAGAAGGGAAGAAGGGTTTTGGTTCTACAATAATGGTACTCCAACTTATGTAACTGGTACACATTACATGTATTTGCAATGGACTAAAATTGATGTTGGTCATGCTGAATTCAGAGAGGCTAATAGAGTATTCTTTTTATTTTGGGAGGCTTGTATAGCTGATGAAAGAAGTTATGGAATGTGTTATTTAAAGAATAGACGTTCTGGTTTTTCATTTATGTCTTCTGCTGAATTAGTAAATACCGCTACACTTGCGCGAGATAGTCGTTTAGGTATTCTATCGAAGACTGGTAATGATGCTAAAAAGATGTTTACTGATAAAGTAGTTCCTATATCTGGTAACTACCCTTTCTTTTTTAAACCAATCATGGATGGTATGGATAAGCCTAAAACGGAATTAGCTTATCGTGTACCAGCATCTAAAATCACAAAGAACAATATGTCTTCTTTAAAAGATGATGTTGATGGATTAGATACTACTATTGACTGGAAGAATACAGCAGATAATAGTTATGATGGGGAAAAATTATTAAGACTAGTTCATGATGAGAGTGGTAAGTGGGAAGTACCAAACAATATCCTTAATAACTGGAGGGTTACTAAAACTTGTTTACGTTTAGGTAGAAGAATTATTGGTAAGTGTATGATGGGTTCTACATCAAACTCTATATCAAAAGGAGGAGGGAATTACAAATCATTATATAACGATTCAGACGTTACAAAAAGAAATGCAAATGGACAAACACTTAGCGGTCTTTACGCTTTATTCATTCCTATGGAGTGGAATTTCGAAGGATACATTGATATATATGGTCAACCAGTATTCAGGACTCCTGAGAAACCTATTAGGGACATTCAGGGAGGTTTTATTTACACGGGGGTTATAGATTATTGGGAGAACGAAGTTAGTGCCTTAAAGAACAATTCTGACGCTTTAAATGAATTCTACAGACAGTTTCCAAGAACAGAAAGTCATGCATTTAGAGATGAGGCTAAAAACTCTTTATATGATTTAGCTAAAATATACGAACAAATAGATTACAATGATGGGTTAGAAATAAACAGAATTGTAAATACAGGTAAGTTTGCATGGAAGAATGGAATAAAAGATAGTGAGGTTATATGGATTCCTAGTAGAGATGGTAATTTCAAAGTTACTTGGTTTCCTAATAAAGATATGTCTAACAAGATAGAGATAAAGAATGGTAAGAAATATCCTGGTAATACACATGTTGGTGCTTTTGGATGTGATACATATGATATATCTGGAGTTGTTGGAGGTGGTGGATCTAAAGGTTCTTTACATGGTTTGACAAAGTTCAATATGGATGACGCTCCAAGTAACTTTTTCTTTTTAGAGTATATAGCAAGACCAAGGACATCTGAAGAATTTTATGAAGATTGTTTAATGGCTTGTGTGTTTTATGGTATGCCAATTCTTATTGAGAATAATAAGGTTGGTCAGTTAAGATATTTCTACAATAGAGGGTACACTGGTTTTTGTTTGAGAAGACCTGATAAGCACAAGAATGACTTAAGTCAATCAGAAAAAGAGTTAGGTGGTATACCTTCATCTACTCAGGTAATTGAGTTACACGCAAATGCATTAGAAGCTTATATAGATCAGCACGTTGGTATTGATTATAGTGGTCAATTTAGAGATGCTGGTAAAATGGGTAACATGTTCTTTAACAGAACTTTATTAGACTGGGCTAATTATGACATAAGTAATAGAACTAAGTTTGATGCAACTATTAGTAGTGGCTTTGCTATAATGGCTAATCAAACGTATGTATCTAAGCCCATTAGAAATAATAAAGAAATATTGTTTAATTTTGCAAGATATTCCAATAAAGGATTACAAAGCGAATTACTAAAATAAATATGAGTCAAGACTTTTCATTACCTAACGTATATTTTCCAGATCAATTAGCTGATGATGCTACTAAAATGAGTGAGGAATATGGTAGAAGTGTAGGACACGCAATTCAGGGAGAATGGTTTAGAAAAACATCTCTTAATGGTTCTAGATTTTACACGAATAGAGATCACTTTCATAAACTAAGATTATACGCAAGAGGAGAACAATCTGTTCAAAAGTATAAAAAGGAAATGAGTGTTAATGGGGATATATCTTATCTAAATTTAGATTGGACTCCAGTACCTATTATACCTAAGTTTGTTGATATTGTTGTTAATGGAATGTCTACAAGACAGTATGAGGTTAAGGCTGAGGCTATTGATAGTATATCTTCTGAAAAGAAAAACTCGTATAAAACCAATATTGAAAAAGCGATGGTTGGTAAAAAAATATATAAAGATGCTAAAGAATTATTTGGTATTGATATGTATCCTATACCAGAAGATGAAATGCCTGAAACAAAACAGGAACTTGATCTTCACATGGAGTTTTATAAAGACGAAATTGAAGTAGTAGAAGAAAAAGCTATTGATAATGTTTTAAAGTTAAACAACTACGATTTAATAAAAAGAAGATTAGATGAAGATGCTACTGTTTTAGGAGTTTCTGCTGCTAAACATTCTTTTGATACACATAATGGAATTAAAATAGAATGGTGCGATCCTGCTAATATGGTTTGGTCTCCAACAGAAGATCCAACTTTTCAGGATTGTTATTATTTTGGAGAAGTTAAGAATGTAAACATTACTGAGTTAAAAAAGATAAACCCTAGCTTAACTCAAGAAGATATTAAAGAAATATCTAAATTAGCATCTAAATGGGATGCTTACCAAAATATACAAGGAGGTAATACTCTTGGAGGTAACTTAAATAATAATAGCGCTACGTTATTATTCTTTGCTTTTAAAACAGATATGAATGTTGTTTATAAAAAGAAAAAGAATGGTAATGGAGGTGAAAAAGTTATCAAAAGAAATGATTCTTTTCAAGGTCCAAAAACAGATGACGCTCAATTTGAAAAAATATCAAAAAGAATAGATGTTTGGTACGAAGGTGTTTTAGTTTTAGGAACAAACCATATATTGAAATGGGAGGTAATGAAGAACATGGTTAGACCCAAGTCTTCTATATCTAAAGTTTATCCGCCTTACGTATTATCAGCTCCTAGAATGTATAGAGGATCTATTGATTCGTTAGTAAAAAGAATGATTCCTTTTGCTGATCAAATTCAATTGACACATTTAAAACTACAACAAGTAATATCTACAATGAAACCTGATGGGGTTTACTTAGATATTGATGGTTTGAGTTCTATAAATCTAGGAAATGGAATGTCTTACACTCCTGAAGAAGCATTGAATTTATATTTCCAAACTGGTAGTGTTATTGGTAGAAGTATGACTGAAGATGGTGAATTCAATAATGGTAAAATACCAGTTCAAGAATTAACAGCATCAGGTGCCAACGCTAAGATACAGTCTTTAGTAAGTATGTACAATCAATACTTAGGTATGATTAGAGCAGTAACTGGATTAAATGAAGCTAGAGATGGAAGTATGCCAGATGAGAATAGTCTTGTCGGTGTCCAAAAATTAGCAGCGTTAAATTCAAATACAGCTACAAAACACATATTACAAAGCGGATTGTTTACTACAAGAAGACTTGCAGAATGTATTTGCTATAGAATGTCTGACGTATTAGAGTATTCTGATATGAAAGATGATTTTGCTATGATGATTGGCGGTAATTCTATGGATATAATAGAAAAAACAAAAGAATTGCATTTGTATAACTTTGGTATTTATATTGATTTAATGCCAGATGAAGAAGAAACTCAAATGCTTAATCAAAACATACAAGCTGCATTAGCATCTGGTAAGATTGATATTGACGATGCAATTGATATTAGAAATGTTAAAAATGTAAAAATAGCTTCTCAACTATTAAAAGTTAAGAAAAAGAAAAAAGAGGAGAAAGATCAAGAATCTCAAAAGAAAAACTATGAGTCTCAAGCTCAATCTCAAGCTCAATTAGCTCAGGCTACTTCTCAATCTAAATTACAATTAATACAGGCTACATCTCAAACCGATGTTCAATTAGAACAAGTTAAACATCAAAATGAAATGGAAAGATTACAGTTTGAATTTCAAATGAAATCCGAGTTGATTAAACTTGAACAAGGAATGAAAGGAGATATTAAACAAGGTGAAATTTCTGCTTTAGATAGAAAAGAACAAGAAAGAGAAGACAGGAAAGATAAAAGAACAAAACTTCAAGCAACGCAACAAAGCAAATTAAAACATCAATCTCAAACAGATGGTCAGCCAATTGACTTTGAAGAGGAAGATGATTTGATGGGTATGGATGACTTATTTAGTGGTATTTAAAATATTCATAACTTTGCAAAAAATTTAATTTAATATTTAATATAATGGAAGGATTTACTTTTAAAGTCTTAGATGACGATAGTGAAGTACAAAACCAAGTAGATGATACAGTAGTAGATGATACGATTGTAGTTGACGATGTGGTTACAAATGAAGAGATTGTTGATGATACATTAGTAGATGATACAGTTGATGATACTCAGTCTCAAGATATTGATGATGCAAGAGTATTAAGTTATTTAAAAGAAAGATATCAAAAAGAATATGATTCTTTAGATGAAGTTCTTACACAAAAAGAAAAAGCTGAGTTACCAGAGGACGTAAAGAAACTTATGGAGTTTGGTGTTGACAATTACCTAAAAATAAATAGGGATTGGGACTCAGAAACAGATGTTAATGTTCTTAAAGAATATTATAAACAAACAAAACCTCATCTTGACGATGAAGACATTAATTACTTATTAGAGGAAGAGTATTCTTTTGATGAAGATATTGATGATGACAGAGACATTAAAAAGAAAAAGGTTGCGTTAAAAGAAGAATTGTTTAGAGCTAAAGGCTACTTGAATGATTTGAAGGAACAATATAAAGTTGACTTAGGGTCTAATTCAGCTGAAGTTACTGATGATTATAAAAAAGCTTTTAATTTCTATCAAGAATATACCGAGACTTCGGAAAAAGAAGCTAAAATTGCTCAACAAAAGTCAGAGGTGTTTTTAGATAAAACAAATAGATTGTTTAATAGCGAGTTCAAAGGTTTTGAATTTAACTTAGGAGACAAGAAACAAGTTTTTAAACCTGGTGATGTACTAGAAACTAAAAATGCACAATCTGATATTAGTGGCGTTATTTCTAAACACCTAGATGAAAATGGGTATTTAAAAGACGAACACCAATATCACAAGGCTTTAGCAATGTTTAGAGACCCAGATGGTTTTGCTAAGTTCTTTTACGAACAAGGAAAAGCAGATGCTACAGATAATGTTATCAAAGACGCTAAGAACATTCAAATGTCAGTAAGAGATAACAAAGATGTAACTCCAAAAGGAGATGGTCCTAAAATGAGAGTTGTTTCTAGCGATGATTTTGAAGGTGGTATGAAAATTAGGAAAAGAAAATAATAATTAAACACAAACACAAAACATGGCTCAAGCTGTAAATTTTTCAACTAATGCTATTACTGGTGGAGCTCAATTAACTCCAGCTCCAGTTAAAGCAACATTATCTACTAACTATGTAGGTACATTTGACTTTTTGTCACATGAATTACCAGACCTTTACGAAAAAGAATTCGAAAGATTTGGTAACCGTTCTATCGCATCTTTCTTACGTTTAGTAGGTGCTGAGATGCCTTCTACTTCTGATTTGATCAAATGGAGTGAGCAAGGTCGTCTTCACGTATTTGGAACTGCTACTAAAGCAACTTCATCTACTATTACTTTCTCTGCGGCTCACAACGTACGTTTGAACCAAACTGTAGTTATTAATGATACTTCTAACGGAGTTACTATTAAAGCTTTAGTTACTGGTATTGATGTAGATGGTGTAACTGTAACTGTTGCTCCTTATAGCGCTGCTAACTTAGCTGCTTTGAGTACTACTTCAGGAGCTTTGAAAGTATTTGTTTATGGTTCTGAATTCAAAAAAGGAACTAACGGTATGTCTGGTTCTTTGGAAGCTAAATCTGACATCTTAGAAACTAACCCAATTATCATCAAAGATAAATACGAGGTTAATGGTTCTGATATGGCTCAAGTTGGTTGGATTGAAGTTACAACTGAAAACGGTGCTTCAGGATACTTATGGTACTTGAAATCTGAGCATGAAACTCGTTTACGTTTCGAAGATTACTTAGAAATGTCTATGGTTGAAGGTGAGCCTGCTGCTGTAGGTTCTGCTGTAGCTGCTGCTGGTTACAAAGGTACTAAAGGTTTGTTCTACGAAATTGCTAATAGAGGTAATGTTGGAACAGGTGCTATTACTGAAAGAGCTGACTTAGAAAACATTATCAAAGTGTTAGATAAAGAAGGTGCTATTCAAGAGAATGTATTATTCGTTAACAGAAAAACATCTTTCGAGATTGATACTGTATTAGCTGCTCAAAACAACTTCGGTTCAAGTGGAGCTTCTTACGGTTTGTTTGATAACGAACAAGACATGGCATTGAATCTTGGTTTTAAAGGATTTAACTTAGGTTATGATTTTTACAAAACTGACTGGAAATACCTTAACGATGCTACAACTAGAGGTTCTATCTCTGACATCGATGGTGTATTAGTTCCTGCTGGAACATTGACAGTTTATGACCAAGTTCTTGGTAAAAACGCTAAACGTCCGTTCTTACACACACGTTACAGAAAATCTGAAACAGAAGATAGAAAATACAAATCATGGATCGTTGGATCTGCTGGTGGTGCTTCTAACTCTGAATTAGATGCGATGCAAGTTAACTTCTTATCTGAAAGAGCTTTGGTTGTTTTAGGTGCTAACAACTTCATGTTGTTGAAATAGTAGTTAATAAGTTTCTTATTAATATCATTAAAGGTAGACTTCGGTTTACCTTTTTTGTTTTATATTTGCATACACGAATTTTGATTTTTTCTCTCATTTTTTTTAAGCCTCTGATTAGTTTATACTTTTTAGAGGCTTTTTTTGTATAAATATATTTTTTGTAATTTTGCATCTTTAATTTTAATATAATTTAATCATGGCAAGACCAGTTACAAAGAAGGAAGTTCCTTCTAAAAAAGAATTTGAATTTAAAGATAGAGTATATCTGTTAAAAGGGAATTCAACACCAATCTCTTATATGCTTCGTTCAAAGCATTCACCAAACAAACCATTATTGTATTTTGACCAAGAGTTCAAAGTAAACCGTGCGTTAAGATGGAGTGATAATCAAACATCTCCTTTTATTGACGAGCAAGATGGATACGCTGTAGCAACACCAATCATTTTTGAAAATGGTTCTTTGTATGTTAAGAAAGAACAAGTTGAGTTGCAAAAATTCTTATCTATATACCACCCAGACAACAACAATGCTTATTACGAGTTTGACGCTGAAGAAAAAGCAGCTGAAGAGTACGATGAATTGACTGCTAAGTTAGATGCTCAAAATACCGTAAGAGAAATGCCTATTGAAGACTTAGAAGCTATTGCTAGAGTATTATTGAAAGGTAAAGTAGAATTGATGACTTCTTCTGAATTAAGAAGAGATATGTTGATTTTTGCTAGTAAGAATCCACAAGAGTTTACGTCTTTAGTTAATGATGATTCTATTAAGTTTAGAAATATTGCTATTAGAGCGGTTCAAATGGACATTATAAACGTAAGTTCTGATGGAAGAACTGTTAATTGGAGTGGTAAAGATGGTGGTAGAATAATCACTGTTCCATTTGGAGAGAATGCTTATTCTGCATTAGCCGCATTCTTTTTGACAGATGAAGGTATGGATGTACTATCTGATATTTCAAATAAATTATAAAGCATAATCCCTCTAATAATAATACGTTATGCTTAAAGGCACTCTCGAAAGGGGGTGCTTTTTTTTTACTAACTTTGCACAAAATAACTAATTATGATGATTAACGATGTAAGAAACATGGTTGACTTTGTTTTGAACAAAGAAAGTCGTGGATACATAACTCCCTTGCAATTTAACACATTTGCTAAACAAGCACAGCAAGAAATTGTTGATGATTACTTCTACGATTATAATAAAGCTATTGTAGGTAGGAATTCAAGAATCAGTTATAAAGATATTCTTAAGAAGACCAAAGAAAACATGGATGTATTTATAGTACCTCCAACTACTTTATCATATAATAGTGGAACTGGTCTTTTTACATCACCTTCTGATTTGTATACTACAATTAGTTTGACGTATAATGGAAATGAAATAGAAGAACTTCAAAGAGATAAGTTAAGTTATTTTTTAACAAATACTGTTGCTGGACCTAGTGTATTTTATCCTGGATATGTTAAGTATGACGAACACTATAAAGTATTTCCAGAAACTATACAAACAAATGTAAAAATGGTTTACTTTAGAAACCCTAAAGATCCCAACTGGACTTATGAAATGATTGGTGGTAATGCTATATTCAACCCATCAAAACAAGGTTTCCAAGATTTAGAAATAGGTTACGATGATAAATTTGAAATAATAGCTAAGATATTAAAGTATGCTGGTCTTAACATTAGGGAAACTGAAATAGTACAAGCAGCAGTTGCATTTGAAAACCAAGATCATGCAGATCAAAAAAGCCAATAATACATGACAGATTTTGAATACTACGAAAATAGCGGGGTAACTCCTAAAGATGAGAATTGGGGAGATTACCAATATGTCTTGTTGAAAGATATTATTAACAACTTTTACATGATGTATGTTGGTGATGATAAAGTTATAAACGACTGTAAAAGATATGAGGTTATATTTCATGCAAAAAGAGGATTGCAAGAACTTAATTATGATGTTGCAAAAGAAGTTAAAGCTTTAGAACTAGAACTTCCAGACAACTTACAATTACCTATTCCAAAAGACTATATTAACTATGTTAGAATTAGTTGGGTTGATGAAGATGGTAAGTTTAGACCAATAATAAAAAACAATCAATCAGGCATTGTAACTGCTTATCTTCAAGATAACAACTATAATATATTGTTTGATAACAATGGACAAGCTCTTGAAGGTACTTCTACTACTGAAATAAACAGTAAAAATCCTAAATCAAATAACTTAAATGATAGTGGTTCTGCTTATCAGTATGGAAGTAGATTTGGTATTGATGGAAAAACAGCCAACCAAAATGGAACTTTCATTATAAATAAGAATTTAGGAGTAATGAGATTTAGTTCAGACTTAGTTGGAAAAACTATAGTTGTTGAGTATGTTTCTGATGGTTTATCAGACTTAGCAGAAGACGAGACTAGAGTAAATAAGTTAGCAGAAAAGTTTCTATATCATTTTATAAAGTATGAGATATTAACTAATAAATTTGGTATTCAAGAATATATAGTTCAAAGAGCTAAAACAGAATTTAGAGCAATTAGAAATAACACTAAGATTAGAATGATGGGTGTTCGTTATGACGAAATACTACAGTCTATGAGAGGTGGAAGCAACTGGATAAAATAATATGGAGTTAAAGGAAACTTTTGTTGGAGGGTTAATGAACAAGGATTTCGATACCCGTTTAATACCAGATGGGGAATATATTGATGCGGAAAATGTACTTGTTGATAACTCAGAAGGATCTAGCATTGGTCTTGTTCAAAAATCAAATGGATTAGACAAACTAACAGATATAAACTTACCACCTGATGCAATTACTATTGGAAGTGCTACGGATGAAGGAAATGAATGTATTTATTGGTTTGTAACATCATCTACTGGTAATTTTGTTTATGAATATAATATACTAGATAATCAATCGTTAAGCGTTGTTTTATCAGATACTAGAACAGGAGCAGATAATGTTTTAAACTTCAATGAAAAACATAAGATAACTGGAGCAAATGTAATTTACAATTCATTTAATAGAGAAAAACTATTAATATGGACTGACGACTTAAACGCTATACGCTGTATAAACGTAAATAGAGCCAAATCCTACGCGATAAATGGTTTTACATCTAAAGATATATCTTTATATAAAAAGTCTCCATTTGAAGCTCCTAAATGCAATCCCACTCAATTTGGAGATGGAACTGAAAATAACATAAAAGAAAGATTTTTATCTTTTGCTTATAGATATAAGTATTTAGATGGAGAGTATAGTGCTATATCTGCATTTAGTAATCCTCAGTTTTACCCATCTGATTTTTCTTTTAATTTTGCTACTCAAGAGAATAACGGAATGATTAACTCTTTTAATGCGGTTAATGTTAATTTCAATACTGGAGACAAAAACGTAACAGATATACAATTACTTTTTAAAGAAAGTAATAGTGTTTTTATATATGTTATAGAAAATTTTAATAAAGAAAAAGAAGGTTACGGTAATGATTCTGAAAAATCATTTTTGTTTTCAAATAACAAAATATACTCTATATTACCAGAAGATGAGGTTAATAGATTATATGATAACGTACCTTTAAAAGCAAAAGCACAAGAGTTTATAGGTAACAGAATGTTATTTGGAAACTATGTAGAGGGAAGAAATTTAGTAGATGGAGACGGTAACGATATACACATAGATTTTAAAACATCTTTTATACCAGAAGATTTAAACAAGAATTCTTTAAACTTTACTTTATCAAGCGCTACTTCTACTAGTAATGTTTTAAATATAGAATTGAATAAGGAAGACTTAATAAGAGGAAATATATTAAGTATATCTTTTAGAGCAAGTAGTGACGCTCCTTATTTTGGAAATTATTTAGCTGATTTAGCTTATTATTTGGAAAAAAGTTATGATAGCGCTTATGATTTGTCTGTATCTACTGAGTTTTTAACATTTTTAAATACAATTGCTAATAACAGTTTTAAAAATTATGATTTAAGTAATGTAGAACCAGCTAATGATGTTGCTGATTATGTTGATAAGTATAAACCATTTACAATAATACCAGCTGAAACTTCTAACACATTAAGAATAAAAATACCTTACATACATCATCAAATAGACTCCACTCCTGGAAATCCATTAGATAGTGTTTATACATATCAAGATGAATACTACCATATAAAATTAGATAGTGTTAGATTGTATTCTTCTTCTGGAAATGTATATGCTAGTTGTAAGTCAAATAGAAGTTATGAAACTGGAATTGTTTATTTAGATGATGATGGTAGATACTCTACTGTTTTATCTTCTAAGAATAATACATCTTTTATACCTATTAAAAACAGTGTAAATAAAAATTCTCTACAATTAGAGATAAAACATAAACCTCCATATTGGGCTAATAGATATAAAATATTTGTAAAAGATAGTAAATTGAACTATCAAACAATATACGGTGTTATAGCTTATCAAGAAGGTAGTTTTTTATGGATTAAATTAGAAGGTCAAGATAAACAAAAAGTTCAAGAAGGAGATTACTTAATTGTAAAGAAAAATATAAACGGACATTCCGAAGAAGTTATAAAACTACAAGTACTAGAATATGGTGTTAAACCTAAAGACTTTATAGCGGATAACAAAAATCAACAAAATAATGATTTAATTGAAGCGGCTGGTGTTTACATAAAAGTGAAATCATCTGGAGCTTTAAATATAGATGGTATTGAAAAAAACTTTTACGAATTCAATAAAGAATCTGCTAATATGGGAGATTACTTTTTTGTTTTTGGAGGAGGTCCTAATGGATTCTCTATAAACAAAGGAACGTATACAATGCCAGTTGCTGAAGATATTAAAATAACTCCAGGAACTAGAATAACAATAGATATATCAAACACAAAAGGTGGTGCGTCTGGAGGTAACGTTGAATTTAAAAAAGACTATATAGTAAGTGATAGCTATGATAATTTTCAATCTTGGTTTGAAACTGAAGGTGAAGGACTAGGAGCGTTTAAAACTTATAGTTTTGTAAGAGGATTTACAAAAAACGAATCTTCATCTGGTGGTGGTTTATTTGGAATTGGAGGGTTAACAGAATATGGAGAGGTTATAACTTTAGATCCTGCTGGATTTTTGTACTTAAAAATTAAAAACCAATTAAATGGTAATGGTCAAAACAGATCTTTTTTATATGCTAAGATTACTATTACTACTGGTTTTAGTGTTTTAATACTAGAGACAGATCCAAAAGACAATCACTCTGAGGTTTTTTATGAGACTCAAGATACTTACTTAATAGAGAATGGATATCATTTAGGTAAATCTTCTTCTGATACAAGTCAATCAATAAGTTCTAGCTCTGCAACAATAAAACTAGATTGGTTCAATTGTTTTACACAAGGTAATGGTGCTGAGAGTTACATAGTAAAAGATGTTTTTAATAAAAACTTTTTATCTACAAATTCTAGACCTAATGCTATTCAGTTAGATGGTTATAAAGAAAGAAGAAACATAGCATCATTAACTTATAGTGGAGCGTTTGATAAAACAACAAATTATAACTCATTAAATGAGTTCAATCTATCTAGAGCAAACTATAAGGATTTAGATGACAAATATGGTAGTATTCAAAAGATACATTCAAGAGATACTGATTTGATTGTATTTCAAGAAGATAAAGTTCATAGAATACTATATAGTAAAAACATATTGACTGATGCTGTAGGTGGTGGTCAAATATCTTCTGTTGAAAACGTATTGGGTCAAGAGGTTCCCTTTTCTGGTGAGTGGGGTATAAGTACTAATCCAGAAAGTTTTTCTTATTATGCAAACTCTATGTACTTTACAGATACAACAAAAGGAGTTGTTTTAAGATTAGGAGGAGATGGATTGGAGCCTATTTCTAAATACAAAATGAGAGATTGGTTTTCTGATAATTTAAGATTATATAAAGACAACTTTAAATATGGGGGGTTTGATCCTATATTTAACAACTATGTAATATCATTATCTGATACAAAAGTTGATTATGAAAACATACTTACTTGTGGTCAAAAAATACAATGGTTGAATATAGAGCCAAACTCTACTTATGTTTACAAAATAAACTTAGGTTATAATGTTGGTACACATACTATTGATTATAGTTTAGACAATGGAGATGTTGCTGAATTTGATGTAAATATAAATGGAACTATCACTAGTTTTGGAGAGGTTACAGAAAGTGGAACTCTATCTATTGCAAAACCAACAACTGGAAGTGAAGGCGTATTAACAATATACAATACTTCAAATTCATTAGTTTCATTATCTTTAAAAAATAATTGTGTAACAAGTCCTGAGTTAGAAGTTATAACTTTAGTTGTAAATGATGACTTAGACGTTAGTAAATCAATGACTAATAAGTACTCTTGGAATAACTCTACATTAGGTAAAAGTGGAGGATCTTCTTTGCTAGATGTATTTTTATCAAGTGGTATTTCTAGATTCAATTCTGATTTAGGACATGAAGGGGAAAATGAAATACCTTACAATAACTCTACAATAAGAGTTACATCGACAAAAAATACTGGTGAATTTACTTCTTGTAATAGAATAGGATATGTAATAACAGATGTTGATTTAGATGCTCAGCAAATATTGAATTCTGCTACATACCCTACAATAACTAATTCTGGAAACGATAATTACATCGAGTTTACATTTACAAAAACTGGTACTCAAAAACTATATTTAGTTTGGGATTACATAGATACTGAAAATTGTGATGCTACTGCTTATTCTGTTGATTTATGTTATGACGCTGAAGATTTTAATTTAGCTTGCGATTGTAACTTAATACCACAGTGTACAGATAGAAGAGTTGTTTTTCAAATATGTAACTCTAACTCTGCTAAAGATGATAACTTTGATATTTACTTAAACAATACATACATAGGAGCTGTAGACTTATCTTTAAATGCTCAAATTGGTTCTGTATTTATAGCTGATTCAAATACAAGTGTATCTTTAGTGTCTTCTGATTTTGCATGTCCATTATCTGGAATGGTTACTTATCATTTTGATCCAAGTATATTACTTCCTTCAAATGTTTTAGAAATGAGAAACACTCAGAATAATGGTAATGGAAATTATGGAGTCATAGGTGTTAGAAACTACAGTTTATCTGGAAATGACCTTAGTTCTCCTTGTCTTATTGCTGATCTAGAATATTCTGGTTCTTCTGGAGAAAGTTTTACACTTAATTTCAACTATACACAATGTTGTTCTTAATAAATAACAAAAAATAAATATGGCTACAAGCTCATCGTATTACATAGATTCAAGCAGTTTTAGTACTGCTGTTTCTGTGTATATAGATCAACAATTAACAACAAAAGCTCCAGATGGATATTATTCAATAGATGGAGTATATAGACAACAATTGTTTGGAAAGTTATTATCACCAATAAATTGTGACGGAAGTCCAATCGCTGTAGATTGCGTTGTATCAGAATGGTCTACTTGGTCTGAATGTATAGACGGTAGTATTACAAGAACTAGAACTATTATAACACCCGCATCAAATGGGGGTGCTGTTTGTCCTGTATTAACAGAATCTCAATCTTGTAGCACAGCAATACAATGTTTTAATTATTCAGTTCAAAATTCAAATCCTTTCGGAGTAAATGTTACTTGGACTAGTTGTGATGGAACTGGACACATGATTACTTTAGAAAAAGACAGAACAGCAACTTACCCTTGCGTTCAAGAAGGAGCAATATCAGTTAGCACAACTGGAGGTACTAAAATCACAAAGTTAGCAGCTTGTTAAAAAAAATAAAGTAAATGGCAGATACAATATCATTTGACGAAAAAAACAACGGATGGACATCTAGATGGTCTTATAAACCTGAATGGATGTCTAGACTTGGTAATAATTTCTATTCATTTAAAAAAGGACAGTTATATAGACATCATTCTGAAACAGCTCCTAAGAATTCATTTTACAATGATAGTGGAGTTTTAACAACTTATGATTCATCAATCACTTTTGCATTTAATCAAGAGCCAAGTGATGTAAAACATTTTAAAACAATATCGCTAGAATCAAGTGATAATAATTGGAATGTAGAGTTAAAAAGTACAATGGATTCTGGATATATAAGTTCTTCTCATTTTCAAACAAGAGAAGGAGAACACTATGCTTTTATAAGAAGAAACGAGGCTGATTCAACTGACTTTCATCATATATCAGTTCAAGGATTAGGAACTCCAATATCTAGAAGCAATAATACATATACATTTAATGAACTACCATCATTTTTATCAGAAGAAGATTGTTTGTATTTTGTTAAAACCAGTGATAGTTCTGTAGTAAAAGTAGGTAAGTTAGTTTCTTTTGACTCAACTCAACTAACAACAGTAACACCAAATCCTTCAATAACAATAGAAAACAATGCTTTTTATTTTATAGCTAAAAATGCAGAGGCAGAAAGTTACGGTATAAAGGGATATGTGTTAGAGGTTAAATTAACATCTACTGGTGAAGGGACACCTCAAGACTTATATTCTGTAAATTCAGAAGTATTTAAGTCTTACCAATAGGTATTAAATAAATCTTTGATAGGTATTAAAGAAAAGTTTAAAGATAATATTAATATATATATATAAATATATATATAATATCTCTATCTTTGCATAAATTTAATTTAATGAACTATAGGTATTTTGAAGAATCAGATTATGAGTTACTTAAACAATGGTGGAAATTTTGGAGATTTGCTTCACCACCATTAGATATGTTACCCACAACTGGTGTGATTGTGAACAAAGACGGAGTTGATATATGCGCTGGTTTTATCTATTTTACAAATAGTAAGACATGTTGGATTGAATTCATAGTTTCAAATCCAAATGTAAGGGTAAAAGAAGACCGTATAGAGGCGATAACTAATCTTATAGACATTCTATGCTCTGTAGGTAAAACAAACGGATATACGATAGCTTATACGTCTTTAAAAAATAAAAACTTACAAGACAAATATTTGAAATGTGGATTTTTAGAAGGAAGTAAAAATTGTAATGAATATATAAAACAACTATAATATGGCGGCATTAACTACAGCGGCAATAGTAGCTGGAGGAGCAGCAGTAGCTGGAGGGGCTTTCCAAGCAATAAGCGGAGCTAACCAAGCAAGAAGTGCTCAACAAGCTTTAGATAACTTAAAAGTACCAGAATTAAAAAATATTACTGAAGGTATGCAAGTTAGTAAGATGGGTAATCAATTAAAAGTTGATAATGCTAATCAAAGATTTTCTCAAAATGTTGACACTCTTCGTTCAGGTGGTATTAGAGGTGTTATCGGTGGATTACAATCTGCTAATGACCAAGCTAAACAAACTGATTTAGAAGTAGCTGCTGATTACAATAAACAAGAAAATGATATAGCTCAGATGGCTGCTGAAGACGATGCTAGAATTAGAGCAATGCAAGAGCAACGTTATCAAAGTAATGTAGCAGCATTGTCATCTCAAGTTAATGCTGGTAAAGCACAACAAATGCAGGGTATATCTGGAGCTTTACAAGGAATATCTAGTGCTGCTGGAATGGCTCAAGAACAATCTCAGTTTAATGATATGATGAACGTATACAGTGGAAAACCTAATGCTGGTAGTAATGCTCCAGTAATAAGTGGTTTAACTCCCGCTGGATTTGCAAGTTCTCCTTCTGGAAACTTTTTATCACCACAATTACCAACGATGGCTGGTTTAACTTATAGTAATATTCCAACTGCTAACATTAAAATAAGACCATAAATGGCGATAGGAAAAGAAAATGCTTATGCTACTGTAACTGCTCCAGAAGTTAATTTTGGAGATATAGGGACTAACGCTCAAAAATTTCAAAGTGCTTCTCTTGATAGATTAAAGGATATGATTCCTAAACAAGAAAAGAAGAAAGATTTTAAAATAGAAGGAGTAACAGGGGGTACTGAAAGAAGTTCTAATGGAGGATACGATCAGTCTGTTATAATGATGGCTAATGAATTAAAAGATGAGAATTATTTAATTGACAAACAAGCTGAATTAGAAGGTTATTATTCTCCAGAACTAACTGCTAAAAAACAAAAAGTACAATCAGCTCTTCAATCTTTAGACTCTGTAACAAAAATATTTTCACAGAACGCACAAAATTGGGCTAAAGACTCAAATGATGGTAAGTTTTCAGATGTTGACAAGTCTAGGTTTGATTATTTACAAAAAATTTCTAATAAAAGAAATGTTGAAATATCAAGAGATGAAAATGGAGAAATGATATTTAAAGTTAGAAAGACTGATGAAGAAGGAAACTTTTTATCTGATAAAGAAACTAAACAACCATTATACGAAACCTTCAATGATAAAGGAAGCAATAGAGATTATGTTTCTAAATATGAAATGGATAATGGTTCTTTGTTTACTAATACAATAAAAAATACTAAGGTAGATGATGCAGTAGCTAAACTATCTGGAAATATAAAATTATCTACAGAAACAACTGACCCTACTGGTGTTAGAAAAAAAACAATTACTTTTTTAAGTGATGAACAGAAAAAAGGTTTAGATAAAAACATAAAAGCATACTTATCTGATTATGATAATTTAGTAAATGTTCTTTATGAAACTCAAGATGAAAAGTATTCAAGACCAAAATCTATGGCTCAATATCAAAAAGATGGAGATGTTGATGTAGCCTTAAAAGCTATGAAAGCTAGAATAAATGGTAACCTAGGATACTCTGCTTTAGATGTTGCTGATAGTCCTAAAATAACAATAAATAACGGTAAGAAAGACGAGGAGAATGCTTACTTGATAAACAAGACAACTGTAAAACAAAAAGAATTTAATGGTAAAAAATGGAGTTATGGATATGAACTCCCTATATCTCAAACATCTGATAAAATTAAATTTGGCGGAATACCTGTTCAAATAAAATCAACTGGATATGACAGAGACTCAAATAGATTTTATATAGCATATTCTGTTTCAGAATCACAAAGTAAATCAGAAGCTGTAAAAGAAAACAAAGAAAAGAACATTGGTAAGGGAAGTAATGGTATTTCTAGTAAAAGTAGTGACGTTAGATATGTTTGGTTAAATGGAAAAGGAGCAAATGTTACAAATGGAGAAATACTTTCTAGAAACATAAAAAACTTAAATGGAGATAATTATACTAATATAGAAGATTTAATTAGTGATATCAAACAAAAAGATCCTAAAGGAATGTTCTTTGGTGGTAAAGATAAAGGTACTACAAAACAAAACAAAAAAGCAACTATTACCGGTGGTGATATAAGATAATATAATATGCCAGATTTAAAACAAGCACTTAGAGATTTTGTAGCCACTTCTAATAGCGGTAAATATTCTGATGAACAAACGTTATTGTCTAAATTTCCAGAATTAAATGGTTACGATACAAATTCATTAAAAGACTATGTAGCTACTTCTAATAGTGGTAAATATAAAACAGAAGATGAATTGAACTCTAAATTTCCAGAGTTATTTTCTGTAAAAAAAAAAGAAGAATCCAAATCTACTTATCAAAAAAATATTTTGGAATTGGCTTCTCAACCAAAAAAGAGAAATACTTTATTGGGTACAGAGCCTCAAAAAAAAGTTTTGGAATCGGAATCTTTAAGTGGAATACCTAAAACTCACAAGTTTGGAAAAGTAACAACTGCTTCAAATGTCAATAAAGATATGAAGCAGTTCTCTGGTAAGCTATCTGATGTAGATTTATATAAAATGAAATCTACTAACAACCTTGAGTCTAATAAAATAAAAAAACCAAAGACTGATGAGGATAGAGATTTTATTGATTATATAGCTGATACTATTGATGTTGGAATTGCTAGAGTATCAAAATCAATATACGATACACCATCTCTTGTTTATGATACTTTTTCATCAGTAACAAATCCAATAATAGAGGCTGGGTATAAAGTTACTGGAAACGAAGATAAATTTAAACCAGCTACATCTGAAGGATTGGGAAATCTTCTAGGTTTTGAAAACATACCATCTAAAATTCTTAAGGAAAAAATAAATGGCTTAAATAAAAAACTTGAGGAACAAACAGTTAGTTATGGAGGAGACCCATTAACAGCTATAGAAAATGGTAGATATGCAGATGCTGCTAAAATAGTAACTGGTAGTACTTTACAAGCTCTTCCAGCAGTTGCTATTGCAATAGGTACTGGTGGAGGTTATGCGGGTTTAGCTGCTATAGGTATTACAACTGCATCTGAAAAGAATGCAGAATTAGAAGAACAACATCCAGAAATTAGCGCTACTGCAAGAGTTTCAAATTCATTGGCTTCTGGTGCTTTAATGGCTACATTTGGACACGTATTTACAGGAGCTGCAGGAGCTGTAATGTCAAAAATACTTCAAGCTGAAGGTAATGCTGGAGCTGAATTGATAGGTAATGCTTTTAAAAATATTGCAGAAAAAAACATAATGAAGAGTCCATTAGTTGGTGTTTTTGGAGAAGCACTTACTTTTGGGGCTATAGATATTGGTAACCAGTTAAATGATATGGCTACTGGTATTAGAAAAGAATTAGATGTTAGACAAGCGTTTAACTCTTCTATTACTGGTATTGGAATGGGATTACCTGGAGCTGTTTCTGTTTATGGAGCTAAAGCATATGTATCCACAAAAAATTACTTAAAAGTTGTTGATACTAATAAACAGATATACTATCTTACTTCAGAAATAAATAAACCGGAAACTACTGAATCAAGTAAAAAGATACTTGCTATTAAAGCAGATCAATTAATACAACAGAACAAAAGGTTTTTAGGTGGAGAGTTAGAGAAGTTAAAACATCTTTCTCCGGAAGATAAAGCAATGCTTAACAAAACCAATAAGGTTGTTGATGAGGTTAAAGAATCAATACAGAAAATAAAAGATAGTAATGAATTATCACCAGAAGCTTTAAAAATAGCTAAACAAGAACTATACAAAGATTACGAAGAAGCTGTTAAAAAGAGAAGAGAAATATTTAGTAAAGTTAAAGATATAAATGTAGAAGGTGATTACTCAAATTTTGAAGGGGTTCCTGTAGACTTTGATATTGAACATAATGGTATACACTCATTACCTATTGAACAGCAAAATTCATTAAACAAGCAAGCTTTTAACGAACTTAATTCTGAATTAAACCCAACTGGTAAGGAACAGGTTGATATTACTAAAGAAATGGTTTCCGAAAGAGCTAACAAAATACATAAAGAATCTACTAATACAAAAGAAAACACTGTAAATATAGTTAAGTCAAGTGGTCAAAAAGTTTCTGATTTTATAAATAGACCAGCTACTTTAGAATCTTTTTCTGGATCTAAATTTGAAGAACCACTAAAAGGGGATTTGTTTGTAGAAGACCAAAGAGTTATATTCGAAGATAAAAATAATAAACAATACGACTTAGGTAATGTTGACGAAATTTTTAGTAAGGAAGTAGAGAAGTTAGGTATCTCTCCAGAAGAAAAACAATTTGATGTTACTAAAGAAGGCAAAATATCAATTAACGGTAATGAGTGGGATATACAGTCAGAATTACCAACTAATGGTATTGATTATGATAAAGAAGGGAATATCACTGCGGTTTCTTTAAAAAATAAAGAAGGTAAAACAGTAATGTTTGATGGACAATTAGCAGAAGATATTGGTTATCAAGTATTGTTATCTAAAGCAGAAACAGACGGACAAAGAGAAAGATATAATAAAATAATAGAAGAAGATGCAGAAATCAATAGACAACTTAGAGAGGCTGAAAAAACTTCCGAAGAGCAAACAAATACAGATACTAAGTCAAGTATCAAAGAAGATACAGGAAGAAAACAACAAACAGTTACTGAAAAAGTAACTAAAGAAACAAAAAAAGTATCTGATGATTACGTATCTTTGTCAAACGAAGAAAGTACTTTAAAAGAATCTATAAATTCAGAGACCAATCAAAGAAAAAAAGATAGGTTACAGAAAAAACTAGATGAGGTTACTAAGCAAAAACAATCTCTAATAGAATCTGATGAAAAGATGAAGTATATAAACGATAATATAGATGATTTAATAAAAGACTTAGAGAAAAAAGGAGTCGGTAAACCTTGTAATTTATAAAATAAATGATTAAACCAGAAAAATTAAGTAAAGAAGTTGTAGACCTACTACTATTAGGTCTTGAAAAAGAATATGAACATAGTTATTTTTACCAATCTGTAAGTAACTGGTGTGCTTCAGTTGGTTTTGTAGATGCGGCTAAGTTCTTTTTAGCAGAGAGTGACGAAGAAATAGTTCACGCAAGAAAATTTCAAAACTACCTTATAGATTGGAATGTAATACCTCAACTGCCAACAAATAAAACTCCTAGAATATTAGAGTTTAAAAACCTACTAAACTGTATTGAGGAGATATATGATAATGAAATTAACTTGTATGAAGAATATAATGATATTTCTATGAAGATTTTTAAATCTGGAGACTTAAGTGCTTTTGATTTTATGCAATTTTATAGAGATGCTCAAAAAAGCTCCGTTACTACATTTAGCGATATGTTAAACAAACTTGAAGGAGTTGATGTTGATGATAAGTTTAAAATGTTATTATTACAAAAAAAATTATTCTAATATATGGCTAATCCATGTGCATTTTCTTATGTTGACAAAGATGGTAATACGGTAACATTCTCTACAAAAGAAGAGTTTGCAAAGGCATTATACGATGGTCTTTTAGATGAGTTTGTTAATGAAAAAAAGATAGGTAATAAATCAGCTAAAGTATTAGTTGAAAAATCTGCTATGCAAGATTTAAAAAATCAAGCAATAGACATCTTCAAAGCTGGATTAGAAGCTGCTAAAACAACAAAAGCTACATCAAAAGCCAAGTTAAAGTCTATTGCAGATGTTATAAATTCTTTAGTTAAAGATGAAAACGGAAAAACAAAGAAGGGTTTTATATCTCAAAAACAAGCTAATACATTAATACAGAGAATCGCTAATGTTAACTTAGATAATAAAAAAACTACCGAAAAGTTATTAGACTATGCTGATAAACTATTTACAGATGCAGAACATAAAGATGTTTTAGATAATTTAAAAAATACAATATCTGGAATTAAAAAGAAACTATCTTTAAATAGTATAGATGCAGAGATAAAACAAATAGCTAAAGATTTTGCTAATATAAAGCTTTCTAACGTAAAAGATATAGAAAAACATATAGAAATAGCAAACGCTATAAATGAAGGCTTAAAACCTTCTAAAATAAGTCGTGATGAATTAACTACGTCTAAGGTAATAGATAAGAAGTCTGTTTCTGAATATGTATCTTCTGAATTAAAAAATCAAGAATCAATAGATATTCAAAATAAAATAAATGAGTTTCATGAAAACACTGGATTAAACCCAGCTGATTTTAGTTATGAAGATATTGAAGCCATACTTAATGACCAAAAAGAAATAAGCGAAACTCCTTATTCAGAACCAAAAATAAAGTCTAAGTTAAAAAAAGCTTATGATTCATTAGTATCAATCACACAAGATGGTATTAACACTGGTATAGATATATTTACTGGAGAAAAAATAACCTTTCCAAAAGAAATAATAGATAGTTTTGAAAAATTAAAAAACATTGATTTTGATTTGCTATCAAACAAAGACGCGTTAAGTGTTATTGATGTTTTAAATGATATAGCTGTAAATGGTAAGTCTAATAAAGTAGATTTGTTTTTAAAAAAGTATGAAGGTGTTAAAGATGCTTATGAATTCGCTAAAGGAGAGTCTGCTTCTAAATTAAAACTATTTTTTTCTGACTGGGCTGGTGAGTTTTGGAACAAACAAGTAGGAAGTTTATATAGTGTAGCTGAAACTATGTTTAGAGGTTTTGAAAAAGGGAATGATTTTATGAAGGCTATGGGCTTTGATAAAATTCAGAAAGGAGCTACTATTGCTGAAATGAAAGTAAACCAGTCTTTTTCAAAGTACTCTAATAAGTATTTAGAAACATCTCCAAATAAACAGGGGTTCAATACAGAGTATAACAATACTGAAAGAACATTTTTAGCTATGGCTAAAAGATTTACACCTGGACAAGAGACTGATGATTTTTTTAGAAATAAATCATTAATAGAGCAATCAATAGCTGTTTTGTCTGAGGGTAGTGATTTAGAAAAAAAATCTGCTGAGATACAAAAAGAAGTTTACGAAAAGTTATTCAAAAACTCTGTTTCAAAAGAGGATGTAATATCTAAAGCAGATAAAATAAATTCTAATGCTGTGTCTGACATGTCTTCTTATCATAAAGAAAATTTTATTGGAAACGCAGACTCCGCATTAAAATATTACAATACAGTACTTACTGAAGATGAAAATTACAACACTATTAAATACTCTAGATTATCTGGAGAAAAGAACACTATAGATTCAGATGGATTTGATTCTGCTATTGTAAATAAAGAAAGTAAAGTATACGATAAAAAAACAGGTGTTTTTAATGAGTTAAACAATCCAGCTACGTTAAGAAAAGGTACGTATATTAATACCATGTTTGAAGTCAATAATGAACAAGCTATGAAGTCTGCTTTAATAGATGCAAATACAGCTGGAGATATACAAAGTCTTAAAGCATTTGTATATTCTGACTACTTTAAATATATAATACAAAATAAGAGAGATAGAGATTTATTTATAGACAGGCTGAAAACGTTTGTTGACATAAAGAGGGGAAGAAATTACCCGCCAATAGGAAAGGAAGAGATTTCATTTATAAACAAAGCAACAAGAACTATATCAAGAATAGGTTCCGTAAAAGTACTAGGTGGTATAATGCAATTACCTAAACAAACTGTTTCTGTTGGTGCGAGTACACTTATTAACTCTGGTAGATTGTCAGTTGTGGATGCATTTGATCCTAAATGGAATGATTTTATTAATAACTCTGGGTATGAAATAGCTACTAGAGGTATTCACTCCTCTTCTGATTTTGTAGCTATACAAGACATATTGAGAAGTGTAGAAAATTCTAAAGTTAAGCAAACATTAGATAAGTTAGAAAAAGTTCAAGGGGTTTATTTAAAGTGGTTTTTAGCGAAACCAGATGTTTTTATCGCTAAAGCATCTTGGATTTCTTATTACAAAGAAGGATTGAAAAAGCAGGGTATTAACCCAGATGGAATTGATATTAGTTCACATAAAATAAATGATGATGCTGCTTTTTATGCTCAAAGACAAGTAGATAGACAACAAAACGTTTCTGATACTGCTCTTGAAGGTAAATGGTTAACTAGTAAAGATCCTAGTGCTGAATTATCTAGAGCTGTTTTATTGCCTTTTGCTAAATTCGCATTGAATCAAAAGTCAAGAATGTACTCTGACTTCCATACTGTTTTTAACAAAAACGCAACTTCTGGAGATAGAAGTGTTGCTTTAAAATCATTAGTCGCTTTATCTGCTGAACAAGCTATATTTAGAGCTATATCAACAGGTATTAGTGTTGGTATTTATTCTGGAGTATCTGCATTAATGGGTCACGAAGAAAGTGAAGAAGACAAAGATAAAAGAATTAAAAAAACTATTGAAAACCAATTGAGAAGTAGTGTAGCTGATTACGGTTCTCCATTGCCATTTTTAGATTATCCAACACAATATGCAGCTGGAAAGTTGGTTAATGGTATACAAGATTTAGCAGGAGTTGAAAAAGACAGTAAGTTAAATTTAGTTCCGTATATGGATATGGGTTATGCAGATAGATTTGGTATGTATGGAGTTGTCGCTAAAGGTGGTAACGATTTATATAACTTTCAAAATTTAGCTTGGACTGGTAAGTATACAGAAAATGGTGAGGAAAAAGAATTGTCTATTGATAAACAGAATGCTTTGAGGATTGCTTCTGCAGGAAACTTAATGTATCATTTAGGATTTTTGCCATCAGAATTTAACGTAGCGTTTAAAGACTTAGAGAAGATATCTAAGAAAGAAGACACTAGTAATGAAGGTGGTAGACTATTCAAGAACAAAAAAAGTCTATTCAGTGGAGGTAGTTTGTTTAAAAATAAAAAAAGCCTCTTTAAGTAGAGGCTTTAATCATTAATGTAACTAGTAATATTTGAATTGCTGTAGTAATAGCTACTGCTGAAATCCAAGTTATGAAATTCAAAATTATTTTTAGTCTAATCATTTAAAAGTTTTTTAATCTCTTCAAAAACAAAGTTACATTGACCTTGATTTCTTGGAGTGAATAATACATAATTCAATTCGTTATCAGCTATCAATTTCTTGAATAACTTAAATCTCATTGAGAATACGTCAGTTGCGAGTCCTTTACATTCTATGATTATCCTTTGATCTCCATTCTCTACAATGAAGTCTGGTGTGTAGATAATACCTAAGTGTTTCTTACCTCCTTTATTTACTAACTTATCTTTACTACTTATAGTTTTTTCATAAGATGCATTAGGAAAGTAGAAGGGATTGATGATTGTGAACTTCTCCTCTTCATACTTGCATTTAACTCCATTATCATCAAGAAGTTTATACATGTATACTTCTAGTCTGCTCTGAAATTTCTTTCCTTTATACTCAGTCTTTTGAGCTCTGATTAATGGAGTTCCTTTTTTACGCATTATAATGTGGTTTTTAGTTTCTCTAGGTACAACACGAAGTCCATAGCCTCTTGCTTAGCGTGTTCAATCCATTCTTTTGTAGACAAGTTGTTGTCGTCTAGTGTAGTACCATATTTCTTAATACCAACCTCAGATCTATCTCTCAATTGGTTTACAACTGATTCAACAATAGGGTCTGGCTTTACTTCTTTAGGCTCAATAACCTCCATACTTCCAACCATACTATTTTCGAAAACTACATCTTTTACTGATTCTTTCCCAAATAAGCGACACACGTATGACCAATACACATCCCCTTCTTTTGTTTCACTCCATTGAAAAGCTGATGACAATAAATAATTTTCGTCAACAAATTTTCTTTCTTGATACATTCTTTTGCAAGCTTTTTCTTTTATTTTTTCTGGTAAATCTTTAATTTTTACAAACATTTTTAATTTAATTTAGATTAGTAATTAGTTGTTTAGTATATAGTGTAAAGTTCCTTTAGATGTTATATTAAACTCATCCATGGTTTTTTTATAACTATTGCTTTTTAAATGGAAATCTTTAACTGTATCTTTACTATATTTTCTCACAAAACTAGTTGCGTGTATAGCTCTTTTCATCCTGTCTTCTATCGGACAATCCATCATGTTTTGACTTTGATTTCCTATTAGTATATTTTCAGAACTACAGTCGGTTCTAATGCTGTTTTTATGCCTAACAACAATACCTTCTTTAAGCAAATCTTCTCCGTATTTTTGATAAGCTTGTATTCTATGCCAATATATTTTAATAGTTTTTTTTCCTATTCTTACACCGATAACAGGGTATCCGTCTTTAAACGATCTTTGATTATGCATTCCTTTTTTTGTGCTTATAAAGTTTCCGCAATCAGAAACCCTAAAGCCTCTTTTGTACGCTTCTATTAAAAATAAATTTTTTTCACTCATATCTCTTTTTTTTAGTGGGCTTGGGGAATGTCGAAATCCCATGTAACCTTTACGCTTTCTACGCATTATGAGTGCGAGGCGATACAAGCCCATTACTAGTCTTTCCTAGTAGTCATTTAGGCAGCACATCCTAAAACGCATTTTAGACGAAAAGGTCTAGGTTTTTTTTGTATTCGCAGAGTATGTTTTACCTTGAAACTCCGTAGTGCTTATCGTTTACAAATGTAAAATATTAAATCAATTTATCAAAGATTAATATCTTTTTTTCTCTAACTTCTTCTATGTTCTCTATAAACTTATGTATAAAGTCTGATAATAATATAGAGTCAGCCTCACCTAGAGATGCTATATCTTCAATCATTTGGTTTTTAAAGTTAAGAGAATTAGTTAACATCTCAGGGTCTTCTTTATAAACCCTATGGTAGTTTTGCATTATATCGCTCTCTAACGCATCTTTAAACATGTTAGCGGTATTCTTTGCTCTACCTTTTAATTTGTACTCATCCATAAGCTCTAAAGCCAATTGAAGAGTAACTAACAGCTCAATTCCATTTCTTACATTACTCATAATAACTCTCTCTGATTATTTGTTCGTTAAATTCTTTATCAAGTACTGTTAACATACCATCGTTAAACATTAAGTATGTTTTACTTTCTGATTCTTTTACTACATTATCGTAGTCATCTTCTATAGATGTTGCAAAGAATATGGATAAGTCATCCTTATCCTCTATCTTACCTATATCAAGTAAAATATCTAGATATAAATCAGTGTCAATTCCAATTATAATATCTGAGAACTTAGTAGGGTCTTTGTATTTAAAAACCTCTGCTCTAAGCACTGTTATTTTATTAAGTTGTTTGTATACTGGTTTTGATAAATCTGCATTTATAACAAGGTTCTCAATCTTGTTAGGTCTATCTTTTTGTAATATCATCTTTCCACTTTGTTTGATTAATTATCTCATTTACTAATTCTATATACTCTCTATCTGTAAGTGTCATGTACTTTCCATTTTTGTCAAACACTTGAAGATTATAAACAGAAATGTTTATTTTTTTGTTTTCAAAACAAGTGTATAGGGTAAAGTCTACGGTGTAATCTTTATCAAGCACTACATTATAGTATTCTTTTCTATTGCTTTTATTAGTAAACTCTACCTCTATATCTTGTCTTATTTGCATTCTATTTGTCTTTTACAAATTGTCCATCTCGCATAACCCCAGTTCTTTTAGCTATTACATTGTACGCTGAGTTTAAACAGTTAAGTAATGGTATACCTTGCATCTTAGCTTGTATGATAATAGTAACTAAAATATCTCCAAGAGCATCTACAATCTCAAGTGTATCTTCTTTATCTATAGCATCAATTAACTCGTTGCATTCTTCTAAAGTTTTAAGAGCTTGACCAGTTGGTGTTGCTTTATCAAGGATTCCTTTTTCCTTAGCCCATTCTAAAACCAAGAACTCTAATTCATCATAGTTATAAATATTAGTGTCATCCATATATGGAGCTACTAAATTATAATCTCTTCTAAAGTCTTTGTCATATTTTAAAGACCCTTCAAAGTTTTTAACTAAGTAAACTGCACCAGAGTGGTCTTTCTTACCAACATAATCAACCATTGACTGATAAGTTACTTTAGGTATTAACTTTTTGCAGAAGTAATAGAATAAAGACTTAGCTCTTACATTATGAGCCTCTCTATTTTGATTCTTTAACGTTAAACCTAACTTATCCTCTATAATACTAGCTATACTTTCTAACGTGTACATATTTATCTCCTTTTAAGATTGCTATTTGTGTTTGTAATTCTCTTTTATCATCAACCAATGATTCATCATTGCTACCTCTTTTTAATAGGTATCCTAGTTTAGCGTCAATAATTGCTAACTCTTCTTCTAAATTTGATATAGCATCTTGCATATTAAAGTGTTGTAAATTTATTATTAACTATATGTACGTGGTGTCCTTTACCGTTTGGATATATAACAAAGTTTGAATTCATCCAAGAACTAGCCCCTTTATTATAACCAACTCTCAAGTGAGTTAATGTACCTACAGAACAGTGACCATCTTCACGACAAGGAGTGTGTGTATGTCCTGTGACATTCTTAGTGTTTAGGTTTTTGAATTGGATAACGCCTCCTCTACTTCCATTACTACCAATGTGTCCATGCATACCACATTCCCATTCTTTAATTCTGTAACTATCATCAATACCAAGACAGGTTACATTGTTTATCTTTGATTCATTTATCAGAGCTGGTATTATACCTTTACCTAACTCATCATTAATCAATAGGTTAGATAGTTCTAAATACTCTCTCTTGTTTATAGATTTTCTCCAATCAACATCGTTTAGCCATCTATCTAAAAACTCATCGTGATTACTACGAACCATTACAAAGTTATAAGATGGATACTTTAAAAAGAAATCTAGCATTTGATAAAGTTCTCTTTTTAATGAATCTGTTTTGTCACCCTCTCTTTTTAATAGTTGAAATGGCTGATGTCTTTCGTGATGAGATATTGAATGACCATTAAATACATCGTGAAGAATTACATTTTCGCACTTCAAGTAATCAGATAATTTAAAAGATCTTTTTAATACCTCTTTGTTTGTTTCACCTAAGTGTAAATCTCCAAAAACAATAGCCTCGGCACCACTATGTAACATAACTTCTCCGTCCGATACGAAGTATTTCAAATCATAAAAAGAACCATCATCTTCACATTGTACTTGTCTAATATGAAAGTCATCTCCGTCAATCTCTACGATTACAAATCCTAGTGTATGATGAAACTCTCCTTTCTTACCTGACTTAGTATCGGTGTAATTCTCTACAGAAACACTACCAGTTGATAACAATAACTTGTGTGGATAACCATCAAGTATTGGTAAAGACTTTAAGTGAACTCTAGGGTGTCCTACTATACAACTCTCAAGACCAGTCATGCCATTCAATCCAGACAATGGAGTTGATGCGGTTGGCTGTATCTTAACGTCTGATAACAAACATAGATTGTCGTGTATCTTATGTCTATTAGCATCTAAGTAAGGTATTACTCTAGGGTGCCACGAATTAGATAAGTTCTTTTCTTTTGCTTTGGTATTATTATTTGATTGAATTGATGTAGGGTTTTTATACCTACCAGCAATAATATGTATTGAAGCATCTATATGTTTAGCATACTCCTCAATATTAGTTAAGAACCACTCGTGGATTTCTGTTTCAGACTGACACCAAGAGAAGATGAATCTCTTTTTACTTTTGTCTATCTCTTTATTCTTTGCTTCTTTGAAAACATCTGTGTCTTCTATAGTGTTTTTAGAAACGCTATTTGTTAAACCTACCTTCTTAAGATACTTAGAAATTGTTCTTCTAATAGTATCGTTAAATGGTATTTGTAACTCGTCACATGTTTTTCTAGCAGCGTCAGCTATTGATATATCGCCTGAGCTATATATGAAAGCAGCCCTTTCTTTAACTGACAACATGATTTTTTTTCTCTCTTCTTTTTTACTCATTTTCTAGGTCATTAATGATTGAATTTAAAATAGTTATTAATTTACTTATTGAATCTTTGAACTCGTCATTACCTTCGAAGTATGACTCATAAATATCGTCAGAAGAATCGTTTATCTCCTTCATAGTGAAGTTTATGTAACCTAATTTTTTAGCATCCATAGCGTTATGTTATTTTTAATGCGTCAAAAATATAAAATAAAGTTATAAACAACACTATGTTCTATCAATTATTTTTATCGTAATACAACTTATACATCTCAAAAACCTTTTTCCAAGCATCAATCTCTGAGAATACCTCTCTATTATCAGGTATATCTTTCTTTTCAATATCCTTTCTTAAGAAACTTGGTTTTTTGTAACTCTCAAGACGATGCTTCTCAACCCAATACATAGTCGGTCGATCTGGTATTGGATGTATACATATAGCTACACCTTCGTTAATAGCGTATCTAGCGTATCCTAGTTCAAGAATGCTTGGGGAATATATCTTTTTAACTTTTGCCATAAGCTCTCGTTTCTTTCTATTATGTTACCGTTACTGCTTAGCTTTCCAAATTTACCATCTGTTACTACAGAACCATTGCTATATAAAGTTTCTCCAACTGTAAACTTCAATACACCTGCGTTGATTATGTCTTCAGTGTTGTGTATGTGACCAAATAAAGAAAGTCCTGGACTTATCTCTCGTATTCTGTTAAATAGAGATCTATCTCCGCAGTGTTCCATCTTTCCGTCTCTATCATAAGACTTGTCGAGAGCTCCTTTAGGTGGTCCATGAGTAACTACTATGTCGCAATCTTCATTCATAGCTTTTCTCCAAAACCTCTCTAATTTATTTCTGTCTTTCATAAATGCCCAGTTACCGAAGTTAGGAGTGTGTGGTGAGCCAAATATCTTAATACCAAGTATTGTAGCATATTCGTTTTCCAAGTATGTAATACCTACACTTGAAAAATCTTCTTTTACTACTAACCCTCTCTCTATACTTGTATCGTGATTACCAGCTACATATACTTTATTTTTAATAGGTACATCTTTATACCAGTCAATGAATCTCCTAACCTCACTCTCGTTATTGAATGGGTCTCTTGAATTACTACAATCTCCTGAGTGTATTACTATATCTATTCCGTTTGGAATTTCTAATAGACCGTGATATCCATGCGTATCACTTATGTGCCATATTTTTATCATAATCTTTTGTTTAAAAATTTAGTTATGAAATCGGTGTTTATTTTAAATTCTGGAAATTTTATTTTAAAAAACTCCATTAATCTATATAACAAAAAGATAGATGTTATAGGAAAAAGAAATACAGCATACAAACATTCTTCTAAAAAAAACTTCATAGTGTAATTGTATTTTTTAGCATCAAAATAGCAAATCGAAATAGCAATTATAGTAATTACTAAATATATGAATATCAATATCATAACTAATCTTCGTGTTTATGTTCAAATTCAACTTCATAACCTAACTTTTTCAACACAGCTTCTAATGAATTTTCTACATCCATTCCTATGTAACTGTTGTCATGTACTTCTGGGTTTGGATGTTCTAATCTCTCTCCATTTAGATATAGGTATGTACCATAAGAAGTACAACACCCATCACCACATGTATAGTCCCAATCTTCAAGTGTTATTTTTAATTTTTTCATAATAGATTTTTAAATATGTTAGTAACTACATCTACAGTCCAACTATTACCAAGTGCTTTGTATCTTTGAGAAGAACTAACTCCTGATGTGTAGTCGTCTGGAAACGTTTGTAATCTTTCGCATTCAATTTCGGTTAACTTTCTGCCTTTCTATTTTATAACTCCATAAGGAACTCCTTTATACATATTAGCTGTTAAGCAAGCAGCTTTGCCATCTAATTTGTTTGTGTGATAATCCCATCTTGGTTTTCCATTCCTCAACCTAGACATATAATCTCTAGCAGCATCACTTAAGTAGTACTTATCGCTTGGAGAATCAACCAATATATCTTGAAGTTTAAGTTCTTTATCTTTAGGTTGTTCTACTCCATCTATATTAGTCCAGTAATATCTAAGTCTGTTTTGAGCAGATACTAATGAACTGTTTATAGATATAGGTTGAACACCGAGATAACTAGATATAACATCTTGATATTGTTGCTTCATTCTTACGTTCTCAAGTAAGAACTTCACACTTGGATTTAATAACCTAATATGATTCAGTATATTTACATACTCAAAAAATAACTTACTTCTTTCGTCTTTAAAGTTTAGTTGTTTACCAGCAAAGCTAAATCCTTGACAAGGGCTTCCACCTATAACTAAATCTATCTTTGAAAAATCAATATCCCAATCTCTCCAATTAGAAATGTCTCCTAACTGATTCGTGTTAGGATAGTTTTTCATTGTAACTTGCATAGCACACCTATCTATCTCGCTAGAGTAGTAGTTATCTATTTTTACTCCTGCTTTATTTAAAGCAACTTGACCAGCACTTATACCGTCAAATAGACTTAATATATTCATAATCCTTTTTCTTTTTTAAATATTTCTAATAGTTGTTTTGATGTTGTATCTTTTTTTACAAGTTTTAAATAATGTCTTAATAATACCCACTCTGAAAACTCAATAGCGTAATCATCTGCTATTTTCATAAATGTTTCGTGTGGGTCTTGGTCATCGTAATTCTTGATTACTTCTAATTTATCTTTTAGTGTCATAACTTTTTTATTTCTTGTTGAACTTCTAAATAAAATTGAACTTCTTTATTATTTAAACCATATAGATTATGATGACTTCTTAATATCTCATCAACTGCTATTAATGCATATTTTTTAGCTATTTTATGTTTTGGTTCTTGTACTTCCCAAAACTTATAAAATAATTCTTTTGCCTTTTCTTTTGGTGTCATAATCAAAATGGTATATCATCGAACGCATCTTTTGGATCAATAAATATTTCTGTTTTAGGTTTATAAATAGGAGATACGTCATCGTTGTACTCTCCAATAATGTACGGCAATCCATCGTCATTAACCGAATAATCAAAGTCAGCTATCGGGAATCCACGAGTATGTGTAAAGTGAGCAGTGATATGTGTGTCATTATTAACAACAGAACAAACTGTCTCAGCTTTCTTTAACACAGAACTACCAATGTGACCAACCGCCTTAGCACTTCCGTAGTTGGAGTGAAGAATTGTTGTTAAGTGAAATTGCTTATCATCTGTCCATTTCATAATCTTTTGAATAGCACTTTGACTTTCTTTTAAATCATTGAAGTCATCGACTAAATCTGCAAGTCCATCAATACCAACCAATCCGATATTATCTTTCATATCACTCTCGTATATCAACCACTCTATAAACTCAAGACGCTGCTTAGGTTCGTATGGTCTCAATGCAAATGGTTTATAGAATTCACACTCTGTATCACCAGTCATGCGTAGAACCCTTTTAAATACGTTTTGAGCGTGAAAAGCTGATTGCTCAGTATCAATATCAATAACAAAACAATCTCTGTCCCTGTGGCTTTTAATTGAGTCTGCATATTGATTGGTTTTACCACCGATGTATGATGCCATAATCATAGACTTTAAGAAAGTCTTTTTAGATTTAGATGCACCAACAATACAAGAGAAGTTTCCGTATGTACCAAAAGGTATAGGGAATACTCTAGTTCCTAAACTATGTTCTCCTATACTAATAGCTACTGGAGGGTACTCAATCTTCTTGCGTACATCAACAAATGAACTATCGTATATGTTTTGAAAGTTTATGTTAACCTTCTTCTCAGACTGAATAGATGCTGGTGCATAGTCATCAAACTTAACATCCTCGCTAAATACTTTAGTATTGAATAAGTGAGACTTTCTATATGCACTCTCTACGCAGTTTCTTATCTCCTCTTCATCGAATCCGTGATGAGCAAATTGCATCATAAATCCTTTGGCTTCTAACTCACTAATACCAAATTCATTGAATGCCATAGATAGGATATAAACATTTCTGTTTCTTTCTCCTTCTACCATTCCATACCTTTCGCTCCACCACTTCATCAATCCAGATATAATCTTTTGATTATCCTGAACCTCTACCTTGAATTCTTTCTTTACAATCTCTTTATGCTTTGCCTTATCTCTAAAAACATCACTAACTTTATTGATAAAGATGTCCTTATCAGAACTCATGTAGCATATTCTACTTTCATTTACACAACTCTCATCGAAATACTTTGAGTTATAATATTCTTTAAGTGCTATGAAATGAGATCTATGGTCTTTTATTTCTTTTGGTATTCTTACAATCAACTTAAGACCGTCTCCAGAAGGCGATGTAAACACAGAGTATGTGAATACATTATTAATTAGATAATCTCTATAGTCGTTTAATGATTGTGAATCTTCGAACCCATCAAAGTCAAGACAAATGAAACCACTGTGATTTACAAAAGCATCATCACTTCTACTACTAAACTCACCAGAAAACAAGATGCAAGGTAACTTCTTCTTTATCTGATTTCTAGAAGATTTATCTTTCTCTAGTCTGATAGTCTCAACTATCTCTGAACAACTCTCACTCTTTATCTTACTAAGTACATAGTCTATATCTGCGTACTTAGGTGTTTTAAGTGTGTATAAATTATCAAATATTGTTACCTTACTCATATGTTATACTTTGAAATATTTAGGGTATTTTCTTTCTTCTAGTTTAATAGTTTTGCATCTTGTAATAACTTGTTTTGCTGACTCTAATGATGAGCATATTGAATATAATGATGTAGTATGCCAAACAAAATTGTCTTCTCTATCTATATTGCCCCATTCGAAATCGTACCAAGACTTGCATTGTGGTATAAATCTTTCTTTATCTGTTTGTTTTATCCTGTATCTCATAACTTAAACGCTTTTATTGTGTGTTTAAATGGATTGCCATCTATATTTTTAACTAACTCTAGCATCTTACGTGCTAACTCTCTAACCTCAACTTGTGCATGTTCTGAGTTTCTTAGCCCTTGAAAGTGTGCAAAACTTCTGAAGTTAAATGATATATCCATAGTGATCTGGCTATTCATTGTCTTAAAGAATCTTGCAGACTCCTTAGCTCTCTTACGACCTAGTATTGGAGACAAGTCTTCTAAACAGTCGTGATACAACGAGTTTGCTATAATAGAGAAATCTCTCATAACAGTATACCAAGTCTCAGAATCTTTACTCCACTTTATATCCTCTTCTCCATCGTTTAGATATAAGTCTTCTTTTAACCTCATGTACTCCCAGTCTTTAGGTAAGTATGTTTTATCTTCCTTAAGTTCTTTATATCTAGCACTCTCTCCATTTATACTAACACCAATACGGTGTTTAAGTAAATGTATATGTGTTGCTTGGTCTACATTAACTAAGAAATGTAATTGGCTTTTCTCGAAAGGTGTGTGATGACCCTCTGATGCCAACATATTTAATAGGTTCGGTATTCTATCTAACTTATCGTTAGTCAAATCTCTTGATGTTGAAGTCCAAGCTGACTGAGCATGAACAGTGTCTGACCCGTAATACCCTAATAATTCTACGCTATTCTCGTTCATCTGATAGTTCTTTTAATGATTCGTTAATACTTATTGGTTGATAACCAGCAACGACTAATAAATTAGCTATGTCACTCAATACCTCTGTTGATGTACTCTCATCAGGTATTTCAACAAACATTGTTTTTCCGTAATACTCGATTGTTATTTTCATATTTTATTTATTTAGATTAGATCTATTTTTATGACTCTCTGATTCTATCATATCTTCAAGACTCTTCTTCTTAACACCGAAATCTTCAAGTGTCTTTTCTTTTATCTCATCGTTAGTAAACTTTCCTAAGTCTTTATATCCTTTACAATGATTACAAATAACATCATCAGTCCACCCAGTACTTATCATTCCGTAGCAAATGTTACATAGTGTAGCACCGTTACCTCCGTTCAGTTTGTGTATTGGTTTCATTTTAACATATACTTTATAGGTTTAGTATCTACGTGGTTCTTAGCTAATTCCTTAGCTTTCTTCTTTAACTCAACATTAAGTTCAAAAATACTTTTCTTCTTTTGCAAACTTCTTTCTTTTCTTACTGGCATATTATATTCCCATTGATTTTAATAATTCTTTTCTTTTACTCACCGCTAAATCCTCTTTACTAATACCTGCAATACCAGAGTTCACATACTTCTCGAACTTATCAGGTCTTGATATAAACTCAGGAGTTAGGTATTTAGGATTAGCTTTATGAAACTCATCATCAAAGCAGTTTTTTATAGCCTTAGTTATATCTGACTTCGTGTAACCATCTTTTAGCCTAGCTCTAAACTGTCTCTTTGCTTTATCTCCCATTGTCTTGAGTTGTTTACCTGTTATATGATTAAACCACTCTAACAATGAATCAAAGTTTATATCTTCTATATTACTATTTATAGTAATATTATTATTATCCTTTAACTTTTCTTTAATAGGGGTATCAAAGTTTTCTTTAATACCTATTGAAAGAACTATGTTTCTATTTTGTATTTCTTTTGAGCCTTCTTTGTATATCATTTTAGTCTCAATGTAACCACCTTTAATCAACTGAGCAACCCATTTTGAAATAGATACAACACTAACCTTGTATAGGTCTGAGAAGTACTTATTTGATGCGTTACAGACACCGTTTTTGTTACATAGACAACTTATCTCAGAAAACAATAACTTTGCATTAGGAGACAGATTTTCATCATATCTAACCTCAGCGGGTATTATTGCATAGTAACTAGGATTTTCCATTTTTTAAAATTAGAGGTTAAAAAACCACCTAAAGAAATAATCAATAGGTGGTCTATAGTTGTGTTTGTTAACTTAAATATTAAAATGGTAAATCATCTGAATCATCATCTTGTTTAGATGCTTTTTTAGACGATGTCTTTTTAGTGTCGTTTGATGATTGTGAACTCCAAACAACTTTTCCATTACCTAAAAAGTTTCTGTCTACTTTATCATCTCTCTCCTCTTTGGTTTGGCTTTCCCAAACACTCGTGTTGTTACCGAATTGGTCGTCCTCGTCATTTACACTTACTGTAATGTTTGCGTAAGTTCCTTTTTTACCTTTTACAAGTTTAGACTTGTCTAACTTAGTAACGTCAATGCTAATAGCAATTAATTGCCCCATAATAAAATGTTTTTAAATGTTTTGCCTACTCTTTGATGTGATTTTCAGCTACCTCACGTTGCAAATGTATGTAGTTATTATATAAATAACAATATAATTATCAAAATAATTATTAAGTAATAAATATATTTACCCATACTATAAAGAATCTATGTATTTTCTAGCGTCCAATACCTTGTCATCAATAGCTTTGATGATTTCTTCGTTTCTAGCTACTTCAAATACTTTTATTCTATTCTTAATAGGTATGTGTGAGTAAGTTTGAGATTCCTTAACTTCCTCTATAAGAATATCTAAGAAGTCATCAGGTAATTTCTCTTTATACATAATACTTTTAGCCTCTCTTGCGATGATGTCATCTGGAGTATCAAGTAATACATATACTAACTTAGCCTTGCTTTTACCAGTTAACCTCATATAACCTTGAAGTTGATAGTCATATGCTTTATTAGGACATTTAGTCTCTAAAGCGGGGAAGCTAGATAAAGAAAAGCTACACTTAATATCTAATACTTCATCATCATCATCTGAAACTATGTCAGGTGTCCCTTGAATGAAATCGTCCTCAAAGTACTCGTCGTTTTTTACATGATTGGTTTTGAATAACTTGTTGTATTCCCTAATGGCTTCGTCTTCTAACTGAATACCTTTGTCTGTATACCTAGAAGTTATATCTGTTCTAACTCCGTAAGTCTTTTCTAAATACCAATTGTTTAGATGTGTTTTAAGAGTAGCGGATATAGTCTCGCTTTTACTTCTTGGTTCAGTGAAGAGAGCTCCTAATGCAGAGCACCTCATCTTAAATTGTTTGTCTTTTTTACCCATTTGTTACTACTATAATCATCATTATTAAAAATGCAGTGAATGTTATAAGTTGTTTCATACTATCCTAATTGTTCAAGTTGTTCAGGTGACAATGCGAAAGCACCTAACATAGCTTCTTTAGAATACGTACCAGCTTTGATAGCTAATAACGCTTTATCGAATCTGTCTTTTGTGATAGGCATTTTAGAACCGCCAGACTTAGTTCTTGAAGGGTTGTCGATATCATCTTCATCAGTATTGATGTGGAAGTACTTAAGTAAGAAGTATCTCTCTGCGTATGTCAACGCACTACCAAGACCTT